ACGCAATCCCAATGCCATTCATCTTTTGGAAAAACACCCCGAAAAAATTTATTGGGATATGTTATCACGCAATCCCAATGCCATTCATCTTTTGGAAAAACACCCCGAGAAAATTGATTGGTATAATTTATCAGAAAATCCCAATACCATTTCTCTTTTGGAACAACATCCCGAGAAAATTGATTGGTATAATTTATCAGGCAATCCCAATGCCATTTCTCTTTTGGAACAACATCCCGAGAAAATTAATTGGTATAATTTATCAGGCAATCCCAATGCCATTTCTCTTTTGGAAAAACATCCCGAGAAAATTGATTGGTATGCGTTATCACGCAATCCCAATGCCATTTCTCTTTTGGAAAAACAACCCGAGAAAATTGATTGGGATATGTTATCACGCAATCCCAATGCCATTTCTCTTTTAGAAAAACAACCCGAGAAAATTGATTGGTTCAGCTTATCAAGAAATCCCAATGCCATTTCTCTTTTGGAAAAACATCCCGAGAAAATTCATTGGTATGCGTTATCAGGCAATCCCAATGCCATTTCTCTTTTGGAAAAACAACCCGAGAAAATTGATTGGTTCAGCTTAGCATGGAATCCTAACATTTTCACCTATGATTACGAGGCAATGCGAGACCGATGTCTCATTTTTAAAGAAGACCTGATGAAAAACCGGTTTCATCCGCGCAACCTTGGCAAGTTTCGGGATTGGGGAATTGACGGATATGACAGCGATGAGGATGATGATACGGACTTTGATTGGTAATAATGAATATAAATATGTTAGGTATTTTTGTTTTTTGTTAGAAATTAAAAAGCAAAACCAAAAGGTAAAAATAATCTAAACCGCATACATCATTCCCACATTTCCCGCTTCGAAATACACAACATTATATCGCTCTTCGAAAACATGCAAGTCAAAGTTATAGTCATAAATTCGCCAAGTGGGTTTGTTGACGCCAATGACTTCGCCCGTGGAAGGGTCGCAGATATTCATGCTTTGAGCGAGCGGGTCAAGTGGTGGAATAATAGTATTAAATTCCAATTCGATAGTATTAAATCGGCTCATATTAATCGCCCCTGATGGTTGCAAATCAAAAGGTGATGTATTGATACAAAAGTTATAGCAATAAAGTCCGTCATTCGCATTACCGGGTGTCTGGACGTATTTTTCCACATAATTAAACACACCGCTTGGCTGAATATTTTCGCGATATTCCCCATCAAGAAGCATACCCATATCCACCAAGATATTTTTCACATTTTCGGGGGAATAAACACCCGTAATCATGAGCCCTGTTGGGGCGCCATCTGGTTCAACCCCGGGACCAAGGATAACATCGGTGCTCCCACCTGGCAACACAATTTCCGTTTCGTCGGGTGCGGCAACCACATTGTATGGTAAAAAATTATACGGCCAATTGGTGTAATTAGACCATTCGTTCCGCAAATTGGCATCACTGCGTTGGAAATAAAAGAGATAACTGGATACCATTCCAAGTGCATCTAATTCCACGCGATTGGCTCCCGTTACATTGTGAAAGGTGGATTCGTGAATTTGCTTGATGAGATACTTTTGAGATTTTTTAGCAAATACGTCTTGTTCGTCATTGGAGAGAAACGCATAAGTGCAGTTCAGGTGAATATCGGCGTTCCATTGGGTTCGCTTATCGGTGTAAGAATTAATACCGAGTTCCACATCCGGAGGAGACTGCAAAAATCGGTGAAATTGCATATAAAATGTGTTGAAATTGGGCGCAACATAGGGATAGTTGTTAGCGCTGTCGGCAACATCGCGAATTTGAAAGAGTTCATAGACGGGACGAAAGGTGACGGTGATATGTAGCTCATTATATTGAAGAGATACAAGTGGGAAGGCCATTTGGGATTTTAAGCCGAACCAGTTATTGAGGGGAATATACAGGGTGCGTCCGCGAATAGAGGGTTCGGCGCCCGCGGGATTGGCGGTATAAAATGCGTTGGGGTAAGTATCCACGCGTCCCTGGCAATTGGCGGGGTCGTTAAGTTCGCACGTGTTTCCAATCATCTGGTCAAACAGGTCGCGTTTGGTATTGGAAAAGTCGCGCTGGACTTCGGCGAGGAGATAGTCGCCGGAATATTCTTGTAGGGTATAGTTGCCACAGGTGACGGATATTTTTTGTATCATCTTTGCGCCGAGATTTTCAATCCAGCGGAATTCATAAGGCACCCACTTGCCATTCTCATCTGTGCCGTCCGTTGTTTGAGGAGGATAAATAGGACTCCAAATGTGGGGGAGATTGACTGAAATATAGGTACCCATCAATAGGTCGGCATAGCGGGGAATTTTAAATGTAAATGTTGATTCCTCCGACATGCGAAGCTGTTTTGACCCCTCAAAATCCACCCGAAACTTTTGCATTCCAAAGTTGGTATATTCTGCAAAGGTTGCTGTGAAAAATGATTTTTTGGGATTGCCATTTAATACTATATTTTCTTGACCCGTGGATACGAGGTTCAATAATCCTCCCGCCATTTTTGTTAGTTTATTGTTGTATTATATTTTTCGTTTTTATATTGTCTCTTTTATTTTTGATTGCCTAACAAAAATAAAAATATTAACCATTCACCAGAAACCCTCAATCATTAACCACCAATAATTATTTTCTATCTTTTACACATTTATATGTTTTGGGATTTTTTGTTTGTCCCCGAGGACAACGTCCCCAACACCGATTAGTTCGAGGATTAATTACCTTGGTGCCTCTGCATTTTCTTGTTTTGTTAGATGGTGGTGATTTTCTAGAAGAAGCAGAAGCAGAAGCATTTAACCGAAACATTTGGTCATATGTTTTCATATGTCCTTGTTTGAAATACTCATGAATATTTTTGAGGCTCATATTTGGGTCAACAATTAATGGATAAAATATTCCAGGTTTAGAAAGCACTAATCGGTTGTTATCCAAAGACCATGCAACATTTATTTTTTTATCTTTTAAAACTCCTCCCAATCGTTCTCTAACAAAAGGGTCGGCCGTGTCCAAACAAACGTCATTGGGACGTTCAGGGAAATCTGTGCGTAGAGCCATAGATACCGGGTCTTTGAAATACCTTGTTATACTACACGGAACAATTAATGTGTCGCTATCTTCATTTTTTATGAAACGATGTTTTGCCCCAACCCAATAAACATCCTTGTTGCGATAAGTATCGAATTGAACGCGGTCACCCAGTTTCAAATCACTCTTTTCTAAATCATACTGGTCTTTCAAGTATTTCAATTGTTTAGCATTTGTTAGATTGCCAAATTGTCCTCGATTAGCATTTTCGTCATCTTCCCACACAATCACACCACCAAAATCTGTGTTTTTGTTTGTATTCATGAATATCTCGCTAATACTAATAATTGTTGTTATTATAATGGTATATTTTTGAAAAACAAATAAAAAATAAAAAATAAAAATCAAAAACGCGACAAAAACACTTAAAAAGAATGCATAAAGGGAAATAATAAACAATAAAAGGAAAATAAATCTAATAAAACTAAATGACAGAAATACTAACGCAATCCTATACGTACATGAACGACCCTTTGAAATCAACCAATTGTCAAGCTAATCTTAATGTTTTATCTCCATCTAAACCTACCACTTATTCTCCTAATGCTTCTTTATTAAGTAGTTTATTACAATTTTATGAAAATATAGATAATATGAAACAATTATATCTTTTGATTTCTGGCGAAGATAAAATATCTTTGCGTTTGTTAGAATGGACGGTTATTAATCATGCCCGCAGTGAGGGTTTAATTATTAACAACGGCATTACAGACCGATTTAACGTTCATGTAAATTATAAAGCAACTCTGTCGGGATATTCCAAAGAGCAATTCGACCCGTGTTGCCGAACCGAACGTATTGGAATTAATTATATGGATAAAATCCTTACCACAACCGTGGGTCAAATGAATTTTATTCGTTGGTCTATTGAAAACAAAATCTTGGATTATATTCGGGCTAATTTCGCTGCTCTGTTTAAAGAAATGAAACAATGGTCCAAGACAATAAAAAAGGCACCGATTGACCCAGCGACTGCGGAAAAAAAGGCAAATGGAATTAAAACGCGCAAAAAACGAAGCGATAATTTAAATCACACGCAAAAAAATTTCAAGATTGAAAATTGCAAGACAACACTTTCGTTTAGATTTTAAAATAAAAATGAATAAATACATCAATTATAAATACATTCAATATTGGGTGGAGTAATAATAATATATAATATATGACCAATATATTAGAAAAAGTCCAAGAATTACTGAAACAATACGAACCTTCTGCGGAAGACATTGCATCGGTAAAAAAGGCAATCAACGCATATTCTCAAGCGTTGAAACGCAGCAAAACAAAACCTGGTGCCAAACAAAGTCGTAAAAAAACATACGACACAAAAAAATGTTGGTCGAAACTGGAAAATGGAAGCCAATGCAAAAGAAAACCTGTGTCTGGTAATCACTTTTGTAGGAAACACGTTCATAACTCAACTGAGTATGGTTGGATTACAGACACAGATGCGAGCAATAATAATGTTGTTATTATTGGAAATATTACTCCAGTGGCAGAAAGTGAAAATCGATGCGAAAATGGTGATAATAATTTTACAATGGTTCAAACACGTTCAAAAACTAAAAAACTTGAACTTACGGATGCAAAAAAAACAAAAGAAGTAAAAAATGAAAATAATGAAAAATTGAGTGTTGATGTGGAGGCCGAGCCAAATGTAAATATAAATAATGTAAATACAAAATCAAGTGAAGAGGCCGAGACAAATGTAAATACAAATGAAAACACAGAAGAAATTATAAATGAAGAAACAAATAATAATGACAATAATATCGATGAAAAAAAAGAGGGAATGAAAACCAGAGCACAATGTAAACAAGCAATAAAAAAAACCGCATATTATATTCGCGAGATTAATGGGATACATTATTTTGTAGATGAAAAAAACAATGTATATAAAACAGAGAGCATATTGGATGAGTATGCAGTTGCCGAAATAATTGGCACAATAGAAGAGTTCGAATATCCTGAAAAATTAGGGTCAAATGTAGAGGCAGGAGCAGAAGTAAAAGTAAAGGCAGAGATAAAAGAAGAAGCAAAGGCAGAGATAAAAGAAGAAGCAAATGTGATAGAAGATGATATGAAGAATGAGAAAAAGAATACCAAAAATATTAAGACCAACACAAATAAAAAACAAAAACGCACACGAACTAATACAAAATCAAAATCAAAATCAAAAAAATAAAATCAAAAATTACATTCCATATTTCGCTTGCATATAAGTTTGAGTAAGTCCGGTTAAATTTTGAATATATTTCATGCATTTTTTTTGATTTTCTGTTTCCATATCTGCAATGGGCTGTCTAAACTTGTCAATGTATTCCATAATTTTATTGGCATCGGCAATATCTTGCACGTCTTGACTATAATCATAGTTGATGAAAAAATCAATGTTTCCTGCCTCAATTTGTTCCGCATACTTGGCAACAATGTGCTGGTTCCAAAGACCAATCAAGATGCTGGGATTACCTTTGCGCAACATAGCCAATGCGTTTTGGGCGGTAGCTACATCGCGATTGTCGGGAAACACCGACTGAATATCAGCGACAAATTCGTCGAAATGGTTATTAAAGGCTTTAAGGACAACAGAAGCACTCATATGCAATGTAAGACTTTTTATTTTTACTCTATTATATTTATAATTTTTATTTTTAACCTATTTATTTGAAAAAACAAGAATTATTTGAAAAAACAAGAAACAAATAAACAAAAATATATGTGAAATAAAATAATACCATTAAATAAATGGTAGCCATAAAATACTCTAAATTCAGTCCATGGGGAAAGGTATTATTTTTCGTAGTTTTATTTTTTATCGTAGTAATTGCCTTTAAATGGTTGCGTTCCAAGTTATCATCGAACCAAGAAGGTTTCGAACAAATTGACCGATTTTTGTTTAAATCTGCGGTCCCAGACATTTACGACCCATTTTATGCCGACATTTACGATTACTTGGTCTTTAACAACATGAAGAATGAATACGAAGTGGGTGAAATTATTAATAAAACCGACGCAACAAGCCAAAGTGTGGTTCTGGATATCGGCAGTGGAACAGGCCACCATGTCGCCCTCTTATCCGCCAAGGGAATTGATGCTATTGGAATGGATATTTCCCCTTCCATGGTGAAAAAGGCAAAGGAGAATTACCCAGATTATAAATTCGAGGTTGGAGATGTGCTTAATATGCGCCAATTCCAGCCTCAAACTTTCACCCATATTACTTGCTTCTACTTTACGCTGTATTATATCAAAGACAAGAGCGCCTTTTTTGAAAACTGCATGCAGTGGCTTATGCCCGGTGGATACCTCATTGTTCATGTAGTCAATCGTGAATTGTTTGACCCGATATTGCCCCCTGGCAATCCGTTGCTGTTAGTGTCACCCCAGCGATATGCGAAGAAACGCATTACCACAACAAGTGTTAAATTCAATGATTTCACCTATAATGCAGACTTTAAAATCCCCGAAACAGGAAGTGCAGATGAAGATAAAGTTGTTTCTTTTGTGGAAAAATTCAAAAATGATAAGGATGGCAAGGTTCGCAAGAACGAACATACATTATATATGGAAAGCGAAAATCGCATTGTCCAAATGGCCGAAGAAACTGGGTTCATTGTGAAGGCCAAGATTGATTTATTGCAGTGCCAGTACGAATATCAATATTTGTATGTTTTTGAAAAACCGAATTAATTGTGTGTTATATGTTATATATTTTATTTACACTTGCGATATCTCTAACAAATCAAACAATTGCTGGTATGCATCGTTTATTTTTTGAAAAACCAATGCTTCATTAAAATGAAACTTGAAAAATCCTACACGATTTTTACAGGTGCACAGACATTTTTCTTCACCTTCCTCGGTTGTGTAATATTTAAGATTGCAAAAAATCCCTCCTCCGTGAAGTTTAATATCATCGGTATTTCTCAAAGGTATCCAACGTAAATATGCACCATTTTCCAAAAGTTCGGTGCTGTCAATGTATAAATAATTCCTGAGTTTGGCAACCATGTCGGCAGTTTCTTCCGGAGATAGCAATAATTGAGTGATGGCGGAAATATTGTCATGAGTGCGATTAGCAATTCGTTGCATATATTCTTCTTCGGTTTCGCTTTCATCATCGTCTTCATCTTCACTTTCACTGACCTGCGTTTCTGTGTCATCATCTGAATTTAAATCTAATTGAGAGATATCGATGTGTTGAAGGATATTATTCAAATTGACCTGCATTTTTTGTTTTGTGGGTATGTTTATTTTATATGTGATGTATTTTTTATTTTGTTAGCTAACAAAATAAAAAATCTATTTTTGATTTTGATTTTGATTTTGATTTTGATTTTTTGTTTGGTTTTGGCAATAGCCAAATGTAAAATATTTCGTTATAATAAATAAATTGACAATAAAATGTCAAAACAGAAGCGTCCCAAGAGTTGTCCTGCGGACAAGACAATTGAAGAATGTGAATTAGATATTTTACATTTGGCCATTGCCAAAGCCGAACAGAAAAAAAAAGAACAGGGAACCAATGTGCCCGAAATTAAAAAAATAATGAATATTGTGGAGGATTTTTTACGGCACAAAAAACGTATTGTCTATGGCGGAACGGCTCAAAACAATATTTTGCCACCCAAAGACCAATTTTATGACCCCGTTGCTGACATTCCAGACTATGACTTTTTTTCACCCGATGCGATAAATGATGCAAAAGAATTGGCGGATATATATGCTAAAGCCGGATATGTGGAAATTGAAGCCAAGTCGGGAGTTCATGCGGGAACCTACAAATTATTTGTTAATTTTATTCCCACTGCGGATATTACCCAAATGCCTGATACAATTTATAATGTTTTAAAACGCGAGGCATTGGAAATTGATGGAATTTATTATTCACCGCCTAATTTTTTGCGTATGGGAATGTATCTGGAATTATCAAGACCCGATGGAGATGTGTCGCGTTGGGAAAAGGTATTCAAACGCTTGACACTTTTGAATAAACATTATCCTTTGACTGCGGAAGAATGTGCCCACATTGATTTTCAGCGACCCATGGAAATGGATATGAGTTCTGTGTCGGCTTCCAGGTCAAAATCCAAATCTGCATCCAAATCCAAATCCCTAAGCAAACGTAGTGAGGAGAGCGAAAAAGAAAAAGAAATAAGCAATGAAGATATATATGACAACGTATTAAATACTTTTGTTAGCCAAGACGTTGTATTTTTCGGCGGATATGCCATTTCCAAATATGCGAAATATATGCCTACAAAGGTGCAACGACAAGTGAAGAAAATCCCCGATTTTGATGTCCTGAGTGAAGAAACGGAAAAAACAGCCGAACTTGCCAAAAAGAACCTGGAAACAATGGGATGCACCCGTGTATCTATTCATAAATACGAGCCTATTGGCGAAATTGTGCCGATGCATTACGAAATACGCGTAGATAAGGATACAGTTGCCTTTATTTATCAACCCAACGCATGTCATAGTTATAATGTGATGAAAGAAGGCGGAAAGGAAATTCGCATTGCGACCATTGATACTATGTTAAGTTATTATTTAGCCTTTTTGTATGTGGACCAGGATTATTATGATGTGAACCGCATTCTCTGCATGTCGAAATATTTATTCGAGGTTCAGGCGAAAAATCGGCTGTCGCATCGCGGATTGTTGAAAAGGTTTAGCATTCAATGCATGGGGCATCAAGAAACGTTGGAAGAAATACGGCAACATAAGAGCCAAATGTTTAAGAAATTATCTAAGCATCCGCAGAGCAAGGAATATAAAGAAATGTTTTTTAAATATCGTCCGCCCATAAAATCAACCGAGCCTAAAAGTCCAAAAACGAAAGAAGCCAACAAGGATATACGTCAATCGCATCATAATCAGCCGAAACAATACCAACATAGACAGCATAATGTGTATTATGCAAAGAAAGATGATGGAAACACAAGGAAAAAGAATAGGAATAAAAATAAAAAAAAATGGAAAAATAAAACACAAAAGACACATTTAAATAATTGAAACACACATTATTTTTTCTTTTTCTTTTTATTGCCGGATTTTCCCCCGTTTCCTCCACCACTTCCGCTCTGTTTATTACGCGCAATGCCTTCGTTCAGCATTTCAATCTCAGCATCCGTCATCGGCTTGTATTCCAGTTCGCGCTGTGCTACCGCAGCCGCTTCTGCCTGCTTTTGAGCTTCCTTCTGCTGTTGTTTCTGGGCGATATTCGCACGCATTCGTTCCCGCGTCTGTTCGCGTTGCATCATGGCGTTCATTTTATTCATATTCATCCTTTGACCGCGACCGGCACCAGCACCGCCGCCACCCCCGCCCATAAATTGTTTCAAAATTGCGTCCATATCAATCCCCATTGCACTCATCATTTCTTTAATTCCGTTCATACCGGTTCCAGATGTCGCGCCATTTGGGTTAAGGGTTTTCATGAGTTCCATAATTTCTGCCTGCAATTCAACCTCTGACATGTCGCCCGAGTCCATCTTGGATTTCATGCGTTCGCCGACCTTTTTCGCCATTTTCATTAATTTCGCAGGGTCGCTCATTAGTTTTTTAAGAACCTGTGGAATATCCTGAGTGTTTTCCAAGTCAATATCCAAATCTTGGGCGGTTTCTTCGGCCAGTTCACGTGCCATTTGACCGATTTTTCCCTCCATTAGTTTCTCCATATTGCGTTGGAAATTGCCAAAGTCAAAACCTGCATTCGCATTGGCATTCGCCTCAGCACCAGTATTCGCATCCGCATCCGCATCCGCATTCGCTTCTGCACTGGCCTCTGCATCTGCATTTGCCTCAGTAGAGGCAAACATAGTCTGTAAATTTTCCATTGTTTCTTGAATTTTAGATTGAAAATCATCCGTATTCAAGTTTTTAAACATATCCAAAATATTTGTGTCTAAATCCTCTGTGTTTTGAACCTCACCCATAATGGTAATGGCGATTAATTGCAAATACTTCCAAATGCTTTCTTTTGTAGTGTCGGAAATATTATCATTCCAGATGATTTTAAAGTCAATGTTAGGCAAAAAGAACACAGACTGTTCGGCATCGAGAGCAAAAATAGCCTCATTTTGGTAGATTATATCCATAAAAAATGGAGGGTATACGTCGCGACAATAATTTTTAATCAACTCATAATTCGGTTGTTCTTCATTACTTCGGTCCCACCATTGAGCAATTGTTTCGCTATATTCGGGAAAAGTGGTGCATAAATCGTCCACAAATTGGCGGATGGTGTGTTCAAAATTGGGTTGAGACATTTTTAACAAATTAATAATTTATATTAATTTTTTCTTTTAATATGTTTCTTTTTCTTTTCTTTTTTGACACGCATTTTATTTTTGTTTTTTGTTAGTTTCATCCATTTTCAAACTAACAAAAATAAATAATTTTATTTTTGTAATTTTTATTCACTTAAAAAAGGAAATATCCATAGGCAGAGTCCGTGCGAGACTTGCTTCTGCTGTGGCTTCTGGGTGTGTGGTATTTCTTGGAAGAAGGAGATTTGCTACGGCTCTTGGAGTGGCTTCTGGAACGGCTCTTTCTGCTACTCTTGGAGTGGCTTCTGGAACGGCTCTTTCTGCTACTCTTGGAGTGGCTTCTGGAACGGCTCTTAGAGTGGCTTCTAGAACGGCTCTTAGAGTGGCTTCTGGAACGGCTCTTAGAGTGACTCTTCTTTTTGTAAGTTCTAACTCTCAAAGATTTTTTGGACTTGCATGTTTTAGTTTTGCGGTTGCAAGCAAAACCAGGAGGGCATTTTCCGGGAGTGCAGGACATTTTATTTTATTGTTATATCCAATATTTTATTTTTGCGACAATTGAAGAGAAATAAACAACATATTCGCCCATAAAAATATTGCTTAAAGAATAATAATCAAAAATAAAATGAATAAATATATTGTGGAATTTCTCGGCACTTTATTTCTTAGTTTTGTTATTTTTGCTACGGGCAATTATATCGCCATTGGTGCAGCATTAGCCATTGCTGTTGCTCTGGGCGGAGCCATTTCTGGTGGCGCCTTTAATCCCGCCATTTCTATTGGAATGTTTTCGATGGGAAAAATGCCTCAATCTGATTTAATTCCTTATATTGTCGCTCAAATTGCAGGGGCACTCGTGGGAATTGAATTGGTAAAAATAGGAAAAATTGAAAAATAGAATAAAATATTGATATTGAGTAAATACGCACGCACTACAATGAAATATTCTAAGCGAACACAAAAACGTAAAATGCATCGTGGCGGCATATGGTCGCCGTTAGCCACCGTATCTAAATGGCTGGGAAATGAGGAAAAGGAAGAAGATAAAAAACCGACACCACCGGTGCCACCTGCACCTCTTCCTCCTAAACCTCCTGTGTCTGCTCCTGCACCTGCGCCAGTAGAAGCCTCATCCCCTGAAATGGAAGCAACACCGCGAACACCTGTTTCCGCTCAACCCGAACAAGAAGCATCAACTTCTCTCTTTGGAGGAAAACGTAAAAGAAACAAACGCAAAAGCACAAAACGCAGAAAATATAGCAAAAAGACAAAACGTAAAAGGACAAAACGCAGAAAACATAGAAAAGGGTCCAAACGTCGTTAAACAAAACAAAACAAAACAAAACAAAAAAGTTAATATACTACATGATAAATAAAAATAAAAAATAAATCTTGTTGTAGTATATTAATAATATAACAAATTAAATATGGATAAAAGTGCAAGTAAAATATTCTATAAAGCCTCGAATAAATTCTCTGAGCTTTCCACCAAGAAAACATTTTTATATGTGGTCGCTGCATTATCCGCATTTTCTATAATTGGTTATTTAGCAACTAATCAAATTAAACCTGCCATCTTTTTCGTGTTGGTTGCGCTTGTGGCGTCGCAATTTTCTACTAACATGGCGATTATATTGTTGATTGCTATTCTGACCACCAATTTTTTCGCTTCGATGCGTGCGTTCAAGGGCAGTGTTCGCGAAGGAATGGAAGATGGTAGCGCTGAAACCGAAGCGACCGATGACGCCAACAAAGATGTAGAGGATAAGATGACTAGCGAACAGAAACAAGCATTAAAGGCAGTTAAAACCAGCAAGACAATGAAAGACGCCAAGAAGAAGGTAGTCAAGGCGGACGCAGTCAAGGTAGCCAAGAGTGAAACAACCAAGACTGATACAAATGCTAACGAAGAAGGCGATGTGGAACCCGAAGCAATGAGTTCCATGACCAAGACTCAGAATAATACCAAGGGAGGGTCGTCGCGCATTGATTACGCATCTACTTTGGAAAATGCATACAGTGATTTATCGGCTTCTCTTGGAAGTGGCGGAATTAAAGAACTAACAAAAGATACATCCAAATTGATGGCTCAGCAGAAGGAACTGTTTCAGTCGATGCAGGCAATGGCTCCTTTAATTCAAGATGCCAAGGAAATGATGCAGGGGTTTGACATGAAAAGTTTGGGCGATTTAGCGACATTGGCGACCAATGTAAATGGACCCAAGGAATAAAATTGGGTTTGTTTGGTTTGATTTGGTTTAGTAAAAAATAATTAGACAATATTTACATTGTAGTTTGATATTAGTTTAATTATTTACATTTTATTTTCGTATTCATTTTTATCATCATTTATTTTATCATTCATCCTTGGTATCCTTGAATGCTGATACAGACCCCGCACATTCATATAATGGGGGTAGGTCATTATAATCATCTTCTTCCTCGGCGCCATTAGCATATGCTTCAAATGACGAGGCTGCTCCTGGTCCGGAGAATTGTATCTTTGTCAATTTACATGGCACTCTTCCATTGCCGTCCCAATATTTGGAAACTGCTGGTCGCAATGGTATTTGGCCGTCTTTTTCTTCCTGAGTAATATACACAGGCATTCCTGTATATGGTTCAAAGCCAACCAGTAAAAATGTCTTGTCCAAATAATGGTGGATATCCGCTTCCATTGTGGATAATCGCCGGTAAAAGTCTGTTAGAATAGAATTGAAGTGATGACGCAAATATTCGATTTCGTTTTCATCTATCTCTGTCTCGGTGTCATCTTCGTCATTGTTATTTTTCTCAGGACAGTCTAATTTCAATTTTAATGGCGACGATGACGACGAACCTTCTTCATCATCATTTTCTTCTGCTTCTTCGTCTTCGTCTTCACTCACATCACTCACATCACTCACATCACTATCCTTATTTTCCTTGCTATTTCTATTTTTTCTTTGTTGGATTGGAAAGTCGGGCATAACTTGCTCCGACAATTCATCCAATTTCTTTTGCATGCCTTGGATGGTGCACGAAATGGTGAATATCACCCAGGAAAGGCACATGATGGCATAAGAGAACAAGCACACAACAATGAAAGAAAGAAACATTTTAATTAATTAAAGTGTTTGTTTATTATTTAAAAAGTGCGACGAGTACGATTGTACGAATAAGTGAGTGTAGTTAAACTGGTTTGTTATGAATAACAAGGTGATTTAAATAAAATAAAAAATATATTTCATTTTTATTTTATTTCCACTTTTCACATTTTGTACCGATATAACAAAGATTTTAGTTCATCGGTATTTTTTTCGGCATTTTTGTAAAATTCAACCCGGCAATTTTCATAAATTGCATCCAAAATTTGATTGGTGTGTTCTTCCAATTCTTCCTGATGGCGTTGTCGTTCTTTATACAATTTATCATATACTTTTTCACATATTAAATATGCATGAAATATAGAACAAAGAGTGATTATTGTGGTACATATACATATACTATAAAATGTAAAATTGTGGTTTTTATTTTGAATATCACACGCATTAATACAAGTGTTGTTTAGTAATTCATAGTCGTTCATTATTGTGTGTTGATGATTTGCTTTTATTTCTTTTTGGAACTTACCATCATAGATGTTTATGTTTATTTATGGGTTGAAAATACCAAATAAATCCAAAATATGCAATTAGTCCCAATATCAGTAAAAACAACATTGATATTTTTAAACAATCTTTGCATTTTTGCCAATAATATAGTGTTTTTTGTTTATCAACCAAACTGGTTCGTTCGTTGTTTGTTGCATTAGAATTTAAAGTTATATTATTTTCTTCAAGTTTTTGATAATAATTATCATTATTTTCATTGTTTGTGTTATTACTCATTTTCGTTTTTATTTATTACTTGTTAGTAAATTATGTCTTTTACAAATCATTTTTTATAATTCAGGAGTAATTTGCTTCCAATTAGCATTATTTGTTGATGTAGCTATATATGCTGTTTTTCCACTTGTGTCAATATAAAGCTGTCCAATAAAATCAACCGTTGCGATGGATACAGGTGTTCCACTGCCCGTTTGAATAGATGCTAAATTAAGAGGACCGCCGTTTCCTCCACCTGTTTTAACGATTGCTACATTTCCATTTCCAATTACAGCACTATGATTTGCCGTACAACTAGAATTCCTTCCAATTGCTATACGATTGAGAGCACTTGCACTATCAACATTTGAACCAGCACCAACACAGACATTATCTGAACCAGTTTCAATAGTATTACCGCATAATGTTCCAAGACAGGTATTATCCTCACCATTTATAATAGATTGACCACAAGAATGACCTAACATAACATTACGTTCTCCATACTTAATCTGGAAGCCAGCTTTTCTTCCAATGCCGGTATTGAAACTTCCTGTGCATCCTTTTAAACTTTCCGAACCAATGGCAATATTATTTCCCCCTTCATCATTAGTATAAAGAGCTTGTGTCCCTATACCAATGTTATGGTTAGCTTTATTATTTATTAAAACTTGATATCCAATTGCTATATTATTTACTCGATTGCCACCGGAGTTATCCTTTAAAGCTTGATAACTAGGACAAGCCTACTCTCACACGTACAGTACCCAGTTCCATCAAAGTCGTCTACAAAGGATTTATTGCTCTCAGTGCCCGAAAGGCGACTATTGATAACCAATTGCTACATTCTGAGAACCCATATCATTATTTTGAAGTGCTTGAAAACCAACTGCTATATTATTTGAACCACTTCCAGTATATCCAGCTTGATAACCAATAGATGTATTACTAGAACCCATTGCACTTAGTCCAGCTTGATATCCCATAACTGTATTGTTTGAATTTGTACTATTTGTTTCAAGTGCTTGATATCCAATAGCTGTGTTAAATTGACCACTTGTTATTGAATTCAAAGCATTTGTTCCAGCTCCTATATTATCACTAGAATTACCGTTAATTATAATGCCATTTAAAGTAGTTCCGTCCAGTTTAGTTCCACTGGGTAAATTCAACAATGAATTGTCTGTTGTAATAGTTGCGCTACCTATTTTTACTGAATTTTCAGCATTAACGTTAGATACAGAAATGGATGTTGACATTTTATTTAATAATATTATTTATTTAATATTATATTTTTTTTATAAAATAAATAATATTATAATGAATAATCTATATCTATTCGTTCTTATAATCTACTAAAACACAAAAATTAATGCTCTTCCGGCACTTCCTCAGGCACCTTGCGTCCTAGCACATAGGACACACCATGCAAGAAACTAATGAAAAAGCCCAGCAAAATAATAAAGAACGCAGCAATATCACTTCTAAACACTGATTGTTTCAAATAAAAGTGGTTAATAAGAAGCACCAAAATAAACTGCAAAATAATTAGCAAAAAGGTATCCTGTGTTGGTGTGACTAAATTATATTTATCACCAACCATGACTGTAAAAGTCATGACAAACCAATCCATCCAAGCAAAAGGAATAGCCATCTTATAGGCTTCCCACATGCTTAAATTCTTGTAAGGCAGCGTCACAAATTGTCCCCACATGGACAATCCTTGTCCTAACAAAAATAAAACGAAAAACAAAATATATTGCAGAGGTTTCGAATTATCGAGAAATTTTAAGTCAAAATCCATTTTATAATGCGGGTATAATTAATAAAAAGATAAAAATAAAATGAGTAGTTGAATTATTTATTCTTTCTTTACTCATTTATTTTTTCTTTTTTATTTTTGTTAGATTTCGTTTATTAATTATTTATGTTTATGATGCATAAATACTCCTTATTTCACTAAATTACCACAAATCCGGCATTCAATATACGATTTTTTATTTTTGCCCTTATTTTTACGGGAAGCAAGGAGTGTTTTGAAAGTATATCTTTTTTTGTATCCTGTTTCCACAATGTAATTTTGTATCCATTTAATAATGTCTGTTTGCGTGGTTCGGGTGCAATATGCAAAAATCGCGTCCATTGTATAAATGTTATTTGTGTCTGTCAAAAGTGCATCCATCATGTTTTTTATTCGTTCCTTGTCGTTGGATTGAATAGTTGCTTTAATATCATCAACCACTTTCCAGTTTGTTTTAGACCAGTTTATTTCTGTATTTTCTGTGGGTTTTGTCGGGTTGTAATTATCACGTTCATCTTTATAATCAATCATTTCATTTTTGCTTTTAGTTTCATTTGGCATATCTATTTTTGAAACAGATTGAGGAGATGATGAAGTTGAAGTGGTTGTTGAGGTTGAGGTCAAGGTCGACATCCACGATGAAAAAGAGGGCATCAAAGATTTAAGCGGTAAATAGACAGAGGAATATAAGGAGGAGGTGGGCTCTACTATTGGAAATACAGTATCATTCGTGTCTTGTTTCACTTTGTCGATTACGCAGTAGTCCATATTTTCAGCCATTCCTAAATCTTCACTTTATTTTATTTTTGCCGAATAAATAAAAGTGGAAGGTTGAAAATAAAATAAAAGGTAATATAAATGAAACATACGAAACACTTGAAAAGAAGAAATAAAAAATCCATAAGGCATACACGAAAGAGGGGTGGAAAATGTGGATGTGGAGCCGAGGGGTGTCCCATAGCGCCGTTTGCAATCAACGGAGGAAAGATGAACACGCGCAGACACCGTCGCCAACGTCAACGTCAACGTCAACATCGTTGTATTCGTGGCGGTCAGCCCCTTCCGGTTCCACCGCCCCTGGTTGGGCCTCCTTGGACTGCGGAACCCAACACATGGCCCGGATATGGCGCTCCAACAAACCACGGCAATCATTTTTCGCAAAACATGTATTATCAAGACCCGCAGATGATGATACAAATGGAGGGAGGCAAACGACGCAGTAGTCGGTGTAGATGTGGTTGTCCTTATCACCGATGTAGGTGTGGTTGTCCTTGCCGAACATGCACACTCAGAAAAAGACGCAGACGCAGCAGACGCAGAAGTAGAGGCAAACGCGGAGGAGCGACTTTTTTTCAAAACGCAGTTAATGCAGTTCGGGATGTAGAATATAATGTCGCTTCTACTTATAATGCGTTGCGGGGATATGAGCCACCGGTAAACCCTCTTCCCTATAAAGACCAACTACAACCTCGTCAATAAATAAACTAATGATGAACCATGATGCAGAACAGAATAAAGAAAAACAAAAATTAGCATTTTATAATTAATAATAAAATACTAATTATAATCAAAAAATAAAATTACAGATAAGTTGCGTCATGCACATCATTCAACACAGGGCGAAAGGGAGCCTTGGTGAAATCCGTGTCGGGGCGCGCGGTCATTTTTTTCACCATTTCTTGTTCCAAAGTATAGGGAAATTCATGCATTTTGGGAACACCCGCCCATTTTCGCTCCTCGGTGGGATAATACATTTCTACCGCCAATGAGCCAGTTGTTGCCATGGAACGACGAATGAGTTTATGGGCGACCAGTATTCCCAGCACAATTAACACCGGATTAGAATAGGAAAATAAGCATAAAACTGCGAGAATAACCGCAATATTTCCCAGAGGCGTATCAACCATTTTTGCCAAGGCGGGCGGCGGGTCAACTCCAAAAACAATGTATAAGATAAAAAGACCTGTTAATAGATGCTGGGCTCCGTTTTTCATTGTTTATTTTTATTATGTTAGATGTATATTTTATTTTTTCTTTTCTTTTTTCCTTATGTTAGCCACAACATCATCAAAAATTAAAAACAAAACATGCAAAATAAAGAATATCAAATATATATAAAAGACAAAAGACAAAAGACAAAAGACAAAAGACAAAAGACAAAATATAGAAATAAACAAATAAACAAATAACAAAAACAAACAGACTAAAATGAGCCAGCAAAAAAAAGGAGAAAGCGCGTCCCAACGCACCAATGATATTAATGAAAGGCTGTATGCCCGCAATGTGCCTTCCCGCACACTGCAACCATATTTGAATGCCCGTGCAGTTTCAACAAAATATGCAGTGTTGCCTGTGATTGATTATCGCCGACCAACCAATGTTCCCGTGTATCAGGAACCGGTGTTTAACACTGCTACCACTTTTAACCCTGGCGATGGATTTGGGCCCTGGTCGGGCTTTGCTACCAATGTTAATGACGAAACAGTGCTGCGGAACCAGGTGTATGCTACGCAGAATTGCGATGCTGCATTTTATGCTCCCAGTAGCACGAGCGATTTATACAAGGTTCATTGGACGAATTCGCAGCAAGAACAAAAGACGTTTCAATCGCAGAACGCCCACCCATTCTTGTTTAAAGAAGCGGAATTCAGTCCGCATGAACCTAACACGGGCATTTCGCACCAATCTTTGTTTCACAATTCTACCCGACATCAGTTGAATGAGTAATGTGGTGTGCAAACTAAAAAATGTTTTATTAATGATTACAATTAAATACTTTTTATTATAGGCACAATGAATTATACGCAAGTGTTCATTAATTTTAATTATAAGGCAATGCAGTTGAAATTACTTGAATATAATTGCTGGACAAACTTCTTATGTATATGTAAGAAGTGGTAATCAATATGTCCAATGTACGTCCATCCCATTCTTGAACTGTCAACTGCAATTCAAATTTACACAGGTGAAGAAGACGGAGTATTTCTGTAAAAGTATGATTTGCACTGTGTCCTTGGGGTTTTGTCCAATTTACAATTTGTCCATTGTTTTTTCTTAATATGTCCAATTGAATTTCACGATAAGTATGACCCACTTCGCAGAAATCATTGTTATATATAAGAGTTGCTTTTTTGATGTGAGAACTTGTCAAATCATACACAAATTTTCCTTTGGGTTTTCGAACAGCTTTGGCAATTGGATATCGTATATAAGAACGCTCAACTGCTGAGTGTGGAATTATTGAACGCGCGCTAGAAGTTGGTTTTTTCTTCACACTTGGGCTTGCAAGCACTCCGCTAACAGAACATGCTATCAGTGGTGATGAAATTAAACTCGTATTTTGAGTAGAAACAAGAGCAGTTGAAGCAGCCATTGTAATTGTTTCACATTAAATATATGAATGAATGTGTATAAAAAATACAAATGTGTTAATTCATTTTTATTTTTCCTTGTTTTTTTACTATTTTTATTGCGTTGTGTTATTTTTTATTTTTGAGATTTAATTGCATTCATTTTTAAATATGTTTGGCGAAAATAAATCCTTATACATTCTCGAAATACTTGTATCGCAAAAGTCAAACTTTAAATCCACATTCTGTGCCCACAACATAATATTGTCCAATCTAAAATGATTGTTTATTTCCTCAACGCGTTCAAAAATAGTTCCAATTGCTTCGTATTTTATTAAATCCGCCAACGCGTCTTTATCCACATGCATTCCTTGGGTATTTATTTCAAAACCACGACTGCGATATTTAGTAATGCGACGAAATATATTGTTAGGGTCAGTTTTGCGTGTTAGTTCGCTGGGAATATTTTCTTTAACAATATTTTCCACATATATAATATAATCCAGTGGTTTAATATGCATTGCTCGCACCATAGGAATAGTGGTCAAATTACATTTCATTTCTTTTACTGCTTCTGGAAAGAAACACTGCAAAGTATATCCATCATACCAACACTTACAAAAGTCAAAATCAAAGTAATCGCGAATAAACTCTGCTGGTGTAAATTTGAAGTTTTCATTTAGTGATATAATATCTATTTTTTTATTTTGGTTTCTTTCGCCTTCCTTTGTCTTATAACCACTGCGAATGTGAGTTATAGCATGGCGTAATGGAAATGGAATATCTTTGGTCACATGTTCTGGGTCTTGATATCCCATTATTTTACCTGAATAACACGAAACTATAAACTGTGTTTTCTCAAAATCATCCATTTCGTAAAATTTGTCATCAAACCAGTTATTTATCTCTATCCACTGCGACTGCACGTCCTCTGTATCCATGTGATAAATATCCAAATCACCCGGCACAAATGTTGGCTTTATTCCATTTTGTATCATGTAATAATACAACACGGTAGAACCAGAAACAATGACCGAACCTTTTGAATGTTGAATAATGGGCAACAATCCCGATGCATATTTTTCAATGTATTCATCGATTGTTTCTGGAATGTGAGTATCAGGCATGACTAATAATTGTTATTTTTAACATGTGATGTAAATGGTTTTTATTTTTTTCATTTTTTAAGAATAAAAAACAAAATCAAAATCAAAATGTGTCTGCCTAACAAAAACAAAAATATTGCATTATACAAGACAAAACCATAACGTAATCAAATATGCCGACACTTGTGTTTGATGATGACTATGATGAAAATGAAAATGAAAATGATTATGAAAACGAAAATATAGACCCTCACGACATACATTATTCAGTTTATGAAAAAACGATTGATAGAGAAATTTCCCCGCAAGAATATGCCAACATTCGTTCTCACTTTGAATTGAAACCTATGACGCAACCGCATAAAATTAGGCAGGATTTTTTGAACAATGGTTATCCTGTGATAGTGGATACAAAAGTATATTTGAGTTTAGATAAAACACGTGTGCTAAAAGACATTGAAATATCTTATCATAATACAGTTGAAAGACAAGAACCTCATTACCGGAAGAATTTGGAACTATATTTAGGCAAAATTATGAACGAGATTAAAATGCAAAGCATCGCAACCACTTTGCAAGAAGTATGCAAGGTAAAAGTACCGCATATATATGATTATGGGCGCATTATGGATGGTAATGATAATGATAATAATAATAACCATAAAAGGACTACACCATTACCAAAACCACACGTATTTACTAAGACTGATGCGATGACCTTTGGAACCCTGAAACGAGCCGACAGTATGGATTTAGATAAAAAAATGGTGCATTTATTTATTGAAATGGAATTCATTGCTGATAGTCAAAGTCTAACAAAACTTATTCGTCAATCAAAGTCTAAATGTCGTGAATACAAGCAAAAGTTGAAGGAAATTTATGCGTGTTTGACCGCTCATCATTTTTCGCATGGTGATATGAATACTTTGGATAATATTCTTGTAAATACAAAAACAGGTGAGTTTGCATTGATTGATTATGGACAAAGTAGTGTGTCGATTGAAGGGCAGAGTTTTGATAAGCTTGATGCAATTGATTGTGATGCGTATACCGCTGATGCACGAAACGGAGGAAAAAGAAAGGAGAAGAAAACAAGAACAAAAACAAAGAATGTTTCGAGAATGAAAAAATCAAAAAAACGAAATAATAAATCAAGGTTCAAACGAAAAAACCTAACAAAAACGAAAAAACATTTGAAAATTCGAAGAATAAATCAAAAAAACAAAACAAAAAGAACAAAAAGAACAAAAAACAAAAAGTAAATAATTCGCTAAAATAAAAAAATGAATATATTTTTCTCAATAAATCAATGTCATTTTAATTACAAATTAGAAAGTAAATTAACATCTTCTTACTTATCCAACATTAACATGAACGCAAACCTCAATACTTGTGCCATTTGTTTGGAAAACATTGAGGACCTAACTGTGAATTGCTTGACAACCGAATGTCGACACCATTTTCACACCAAGTGCATGATGAATGCGATGGCTCACAGCCAGAACTTTGTTTGCCCTTGTTGCCGAGGAGCTATGGCCGATGAACTGGAATACTCAGACGAAAGTGATAGCGAGGATGATGATGACGACGATGATTATAGTGACGATGAAAGTGAGGGTGATGTATCACGCCAACGGGAAATACGTCGCATTCATGCGCAACATGAGCGATTGCGTCAGGAGAATGCTAACTTGCAAAGTATGCGATGGTTGTTTCAGCGTAATTTGGGCGAGGAATTGGACGATGAACCTTTGGAACCTTTAGAAGAAGGAGATTATGAAAGTGATACATACGAAGATGAAGAAGAAGAGGAGGAAGAAAGACCCAAGCCCGATGTTCAATATTTGGTGCATCACTTGCAAGCACAGGGAATTGGAATGGAACAATTGGTGAAAGGAGTGTTGTTGGAACACCCTGAATATGACGACGACGAAGACATTGTAAATGCGAATGATGATGTTTTTGGAAAATTGCGTGTTCTTATCACTAATTACCAGCCACCATTACCGCCATCGCAACCCTTGCCTGTGCCTGTGCCTGTTCCAGAAGAAGAAGCACCAAGCACAGGCCCTCCAGTTGATGTGGTCCGCACGGCAGAACGTGATGTTGTCAGAACATTCCTTGCACGGGACGTGAATTTTAGATGCAATAACCACACTTGCATCAAAGAAACAGTGCGTGAAACAATGGACAAACTCTTGGATGATGTGTGTGAGCGTTGCACTCCAAGTGCTATTCTGTAATTATAATTTTTAATCTTATATGAGTTTAATTCTTCTATTAGTTCATTATTTTTTTGGTTGTCTGTTCGCTTTTGTTGCAACAAAAGCGTTTTTATAATATCCTTGTAATCCATAAAATTTCTGTGTATGTCGTCTGCTTTTTTGTTTCTGCTTTCAGACAAAATTTTTTAAATATTTCAATACTTAACATAAATATTTCTTTATTATGACCTCCATGCGTTTTAACATTTTGCTTAACCAATTGGTTAATCAAGTTTATTTTACACCTTTTCTCATTTCAAACGCCATTTATAAATAATTCTTTTTGATTTTTTTGGTTTTCTTTTTTGATATATATTTTCTGGCCGTTTAACAAATCAAATGTTAAAATTGAAACAAAAACTAAAAAAGCAACATTAATTTCCTATTTTTTTCACGTTGATGCGAACCGATGACGCCTTTTTCTTAATTTTAGAGGGGTCATATTCCTCCTCATCATCCGAACCCATTTGTTTCGATAATTCCCAGAACTCCCGCGCACCCAACTTGAAATTATTATGTTCGCTTGCCTTATACCAAAATACTTGGTCCAGCAGATTATTTGACTGAGAATTGTTCTTAATCACAAGACACTCATAATTATTGGTACATTGGTCCATCACCGTGCAAAATGCCTCAAATGTGGGAAACATTCCCGCATAATTGTCGTAGATGCGTTTTCGGTTTCCAATAATGGTGTCACGCAAAATAAAGACATAATCAATGTTGGACCGCAAAATGGGAGGCACACCCAGCGGATATTGCATCGTAATAATCAGCATAATATGCCAGTGGCGCCCGTTCATGAAAATGAGTCGCATTAGTTTATCACGAGCCCATTTGCTGTCGTATAGACAATCGTCTAAAATGACAAAAGTGCGCGGGTCAACGGCACTTCTTTTATACAATTCTTGTTCCCGCTTGATTTGTTTCATAACACCTCTTTGGCGTTTTAAAATGTTTTCTATGATTGCAGTGTTATATTCATTATGAATAAACATTTTCGGCACAATGCGTCCGTAAAATCCGTTTCCCTCTTCTGTGCCCGAAATTACGGTTCCCACGGGAATATCTTTGTGATAGTATAACAAATCATTGACTAAAAAAGATTTACCGGTTCCGCGTTTTCCTAACAAAATGACAACTGGACCTTTGGCTGTTCCGCTTGTTGTTGCCGGAAAAGAAATGTCCCGCATGTTGAATTTTGATAATGATATATTTTGGCTCATTTTTTTGCCTGAGTTCTTTTATTTGTTAATTGTTATATTATATACAATTAACAAATTATTTTTTTAACAATGAACGAACTGAAATTAAACTGATTAACTACTGACCAACCAATTTTCGTTTAAGCAATCTTTTTCACGGCGATGCTTGTGGAAACAATGTAGATGGAATTTTCCGTCTCAACAATATAATCCGTGCCACATTTGCGGATTTTTTTGATAGGAGAGGTATATTCGTCCTCGGATTTCACAAGCAACTGAATTTTCTCCGCTCCGTCGCCGCGAACGCCAATGAATGCCTGTTTTTCCAAAGAAGCCTGCCAATAATCGGTCAAAATCGGCTTGTCGTCCTCCAATGAAAATTTGAAGCAATTAGATAAGGTCTCCGCAGACGGAGTAGCACTGGGTGTAGTTGTAGTAGTCATTGATGCCATTATTTATTTTTATGTGAATGAATAAAAAAGAATTGGATATATTATTCCTTCAAAATCTTTTATTCTGGCTTTTTTGTCGCATTTTTATTTTTCTTCTTGTTGTTCTTGTTCCTCTTGTTGTTCTTGTTGTGCACACATAAATTCCTTAATCTTTTCAATAACTGCTTTGCTTATTTTGCGTGGTTTTTTACCTTCTGATGCAATGCATATATTATCTAAACAATGAATATCCGCGTGAAGGCTCATGACCAAATGAGGTATCGTTTTATAAATACTACATATTGCGGATGCAGTGGTGGAACTAATGCCTGGAATTTGACTCAACATAATAGATGCAATGTTTTTCGCATTAATGTTATTTTTCTTTACTTTTTTAATTACAGAACAATAATCCAAAGAGGATGTTGGTATTGTTGTTGTTTCAGTTTCTATTATCTCTGTTGTGGGGTTATTTTCATAATTTATTTCTTCTTTTACATTCGCATCCACATCATTTTCCTCTAACAAAACCGAATAATATGGTATCTTCTTTTTTTTGATTTGTTCGCGATGCAATTTGTTAGCTATGTTCCAAATAATATATGCACTTTCATCCAAAGAATGGCTGTGTAATACAGAAAACCCCTTATAATAAATAATGGAAAAAAGGGCTGAATGAAACATAGTTCGTTCTGTTTCGCCTCTTAATCGTCCGGTGTTTCCTTCAATTAAAAAAATAATGTTGTGATTATGACAACTATTCAGTCCATTTAATCGATATGCTTGTTCGTCATAGCGTCCATCTTTAATGGATGCAATCAAATCAGCAACACTTTTGCGTTCAATAATGACCAATTCATTTTCTTTGGATTCACTAGAATATAAAACAATGTCTCCTAAATGAAGATTTAATGTGGTTTGAGTAATATTATTGGTATTTTTTGCATTGGCTAATTGTTCCAAACGCGGAATTAAGTCGCGTTCGCGAACATCTAATTCTATATGAACCATTTTTATTTTTTATTTTTGTTAGGTAATCGAATATTATAAAGATTGAAAATATCGTTTTATTTCTTTTCACATCTTAATTTTCATTTTGTTAGTTAAAAATACAAAAATATAATGATAAAAATGTGTAAAAACAATTATATAAACAAATAATGTCTCCCCTAAATCCAATCATTATAGTTCTCGTTTTTTGTGTTATTTTATTCTTTTACCTACATATCCAATATCAGTTTAAATGCAACAGCGATTTAGAATTGTTTGAAATATACGAAACAACCAAAGATAATATGGAAGAGATTTGCAATATGCGTCAGCCGACGGTTTTTACGCAAGTAGATGAACATTTAATGAATACTCTGGTGGGTCAAATAAATAAAGAATGGCTGGAAACCAAGTATGCAAAATATTCGGTGCAAGTGCGTGAAATGAATAGCAACGAATACGCTTCTTTGCCATTGAATGCATCTTTGCGTTTGATGAATAAGGGTGATGTGACGCAACATTATTTTTATTCAGAAAATAATCAAGAGTTTTTGAGCGAAATTGGTTTTGCAAAGAAAATCTCTGACCGCGTATTGCGACCTTATTTATGTGGTCGCTCAACGCATGACATCATGTTTGGTTCACAGGGAAGTAGTACCCCCTTGCGATACAGCATTTACTTTCGCAATTATTATGTGTGTACCAAGGGCATAGTTTATGTGAAATTAATTCCGCCAAAATATGCGAAAAAGTTGGATACAATTTATGATTATGATTTGTTTGAATTTCGGTCGCCTCATCATATGTGGAACGATAAATTTGGAACGGCAACACACCATTCTATTCCAGATGTAAAATCGTTGGAAATTGCACTCAGTCCAGGAAAACTCTTATATATTCCGGCTTACTGGTGGTATTCATTTCAGTATGGAGAAGATGCGACTTTGGTGAATTTCAGTTATCAAACATATATGAATCGCATTGCGCAATCTCACCATTCCTTCATGTATTTTTTGCAGCAAAATAATATTCGCAAGAAATTTACTAAACCCAATCTCGAGACGAAGAAATTGCAAGGCAAAATGGTGGGTTCAGATGTGAAATCAAAAGAAAATGAAGATATAGATGAATTAACCTTTCGCAAAAAATCGCAAGAAAATGAACCTGCGTTAGCATCAATTGATAACAATAACAATAACAATAATGTTGTTATGTTGCCGGACCCATCTTCATCTCAAATTACAGAAACAAATGTTCCTTTAACAAACATTGATGATAAATCATTGCCATCTGCTACCGTTCCTAATATTCTTCAAACAATTGAAGAGATTGACGAAGAAAAGGAAGAAAAAGAAGAAACAATTGTATCACCTGAATCCGAACCCAATAATATTCAACCAATTTTGGAACCACAAGAACAAAAACAAGAACAAGAACAAGAACAAATGAAAAAAGAAGACACAAAAGAAGAACCAATCAATAAAAATAATCAGTAATTAATATTTTGCAGATATATTGTTAATTATTTCAATTGCTATTGGATGTAATATTTTATTGTTAATGTCGTTGTCCTCATTGGTTAGCGAACCAACAGGCGGTAAATTTAAGATGTCTTTAACGAGACCATTAAATACATCTTTGGATACAATGCACGAAACAAACAACAAACACTCTTTTAACCTAACAAAAGAACATTCAGTCAATTCATCATAGGCAATATGATGCGGATATAAAGCACTGATAAATAAACATTGCAATTCACGCCCATAAGTGCCATCAATTTTAAAGAAATCGGTAAAATGAGGAATAAAATCTTCATAATTTCTGCGAATAAATTTACGGAGAAGATATGGTTTGGTTTTATATGCATCCAAAACACAATAAATAGACATAATAAGAGCTTCCTTTTTGTGTGGGTTTAATTTATCCTCACAATAATTGTAGTATATTTCATAATATTCATTTTCGTCCTTTTGCGACCACATTTTTGTTTTTGTTATGTGATTGTGTTTATATCCTTTTTTTCATTTTTAAGTTAATCAAAAATAAAGACTTGTATTTGCTATGCATCATTATAGTTAATATGCATCATTATCACTATTCTCATCACTGCTGAAACCATCAATTTTCCAATCATGAAATTTGTAAATATTGCGTGGATGAAATCGTTCCTTGATAAGGTCTTCTTTATATATCATACATTTGCTCCGCATTGCATCATAGTCATAAGCGAAAATATTTGTATTGTATGAAAACCAGTCCCAGTGTATTTTATCCACATTTTTTTCAAGGATATGGATGGCATTGGGATTTTTAGACAACCACCCCCAGTGTATTTTATCCGGATTGGATTCTAAAAGAGAAATGGCATTAGGATTGCCTGATAAAAGGTTCCAATCAATTTTACTTTTATATTTTTTTAACAAGGAAATAGCATTTGGATTTCCCGAAACATTCATCCATATTAGTTTATCCACATTTTGTTCGAGAATATGAACGGCATTGGGATTAGATGATAACCAATACCAATCTATTTTATCCAGATTTTTTTCAAGAATATGAATAGCATTGGGATTGGCGGATAATTTATTCCAGTTTATTTTATCCATATTTTTTTCAATGATGTGAATAGCATTTGGATTTTCAGAAAGCCAATACCAATGAATTTTATCCAGGTTTTTTTCAAGAATGGGTATTGAATTGGGATTGCATGAAAGCAACAACCAATTAATTTTATTGGGATATTTTTCTAAAAGTGGATATGCATTCGGGTTTTCGCCTAACCAATACCAAATAATTTTGTCTTGGTTATTTTCTAAAATATGAATTGCATTTGGATTGCAACATAAGTATAGCCAATTAATTTTGTCGGGATTTTGTTCTAAAATAGGAACCGCATTTGGATTGCATGATAAGCAGTTCCAATCAATTTTATCTTGAGGTATCCAATCATGGAATTTATACATATGTGGTTATTTTATGGTATTTTATTGTTATTTTTGTTAGTTATTACATATTTTTTTTGAAAATAAAAAAGGAAAATATGATTTGAAATTGTTAAAACAAACATGCTATATATATGTATATTTTTCATTACTCATTTTTGATATTATCACTGGTTTCTTTCTTATTTTTTATTATTTATCATAAAATTCAAATATGCGAGGATGGGTCCATAAATCTATGTAATCACGATGGGAAAATTTATCTAAATTACAATAAACACAAAAAATATATTATATTATAATGTCGTTTTATGCGGTTGCGTACGGACGCAACATTGGTATTTTTGAAACTTGGGCTGAATGTTGCAGTTCTGTGAAAGGATACAGCCACGCAAAATATAAAAAATTTCCTACAAAAGAAGAAGCAGAAAAATATATTCAGAGTTCGCAATTGCAAAATGTGGGTATAAATGCACATGCACATGCAAATGTAGATATAAATGATAATAATGCAGATGCAGACACGGATACATGGACACCTGATTATTATGTATACACCGATGGGTCATGTTCACACAACGGACAAGCCAATGCAGAGGCTGGAATTGGCATATTTTTCGGCACGGATGATGTGCGAAATGTTTCGCGAAAAGTGAACGGAAAACAGACGAATAATGTCGCCGAATTAAGTGCTGTCATTCAAGCACACGCCATTATTGAAAAGGATGTTGTAGCGAATAAAAAAATCGCTATTGTTAGCGACTCGAAATATGCTCTGCGTTGTGTTTCAACTTATGGAGAAAAATGTGAAAATGGTGGATGGAAAGAGGGCATCCCTAATTGCGACTTGGTGAAAACCGCATATGAATTGTATAAAGATAAACCAAATGTTAGATTTATACATATAAAAGCACACACCAATAATACAGACATTCATTCCTTTGGAAATGCAAACGCGGACAGACTGGCAAATGAAGCCATTGGTTTAGATGGCTGTCCTTATCATGATAAATAAAACAACAAAAATAAACAAAAAAATAACATAAAAGTCAATAACCAAACCATAAATAACAACTCAAATATTCACACACATGCGATAATAAGGCGTAAGAATAGCAGTTTTACTTGGTCTGTAAATTACACATAATTCATCTGGTTTTAATCCAATAGCCAATGATACGGGGTCAAACCGCGAAATGGTTGGAAATTGGTCATTTTCGTTGATAAAATATTTGTTTTTAATATGTTCTATTTCAACCCTGTCGCGAACAGGTATATGTTTGGGAACTAAATCGTGGTTCAAAACATTATATTGTAGACGGCCCAAATTGATGAGGGACACATAGTATCCATGAATATCCCACAATTCCTTTAAACGACGAGTGAGTGATTCATTCGGCTCTTGCGACGAAATTATTAACAATGAATCATGGGGCGTCAAAACCACCTCATCTTCGTCGTCTTTTTCATAGAGTTCAATAATCAGGTCATCTAAATTTTTCATAGTCAATTGTTTTCCTCCATTGTAATAATATTTGATGTAGATTTTATCGTCATTATTATCTTTCTTTTCATTTGATGCACGATGAATAAGCATATCCATTTGATTTTTGTTTTGCATGATGTTAATTTCTTGAATACTGCAACCGGTAAAATCGCTTACATCATAGTTTTGAAGTTCCAGTTGGTCTAACAAAATGTTGCGCGATTTATACAATTCCGTGATTAATTTACTCATTGTTGATTAGTGATATTGAGGTTGATTGATAAATGATGATAATAATAAAGCACAAAATTACTCACACCTTTATTATTAACAAATAATCTTTTTATTTCATTTTTCTTTGAATATCCTTCAATTTATTATGAACGTGATACCAATCGTCTTTCAATTTATTTTTGGTATCTGCATCTAACGCCATTCCACTTTGGAGTTCCTTGATGTGTGTTTCTATAATGTGAAGTGCATTGGCGATTTTTTCGTTCTGTTCTTTTTGTGTGTTTTTCAGGGCATCATATTCTTGCACTACATCTTTTAAATATGGATTTGTTAGGCTTCGCGCATTTAAATCGTCTGCTTTATGTTTCAATAATTCCGTTTTTTGTTTTTTTAATCGGTCTAAATCGGTTGCGGATGCAGACATTGGTCCGTGTATATGTGTTTTATTAATATTGTTATTTTATTATGGATTAAAATAAAACAAAAATTAATCAGAATAAGCCTCACCATTGCAAGGATTGGTTGAATTGCCGCTATTAATTCCATCCCAAACAACTCCGCAGGAATTCGCCCAAGTATATTTCGCGCACAAACCATTATTCCCAGTAAAGGCTGCCGTCGTAAAATCCATTGCATCGGCATGCATGCCGTCCTTATTTTTCAATGAAAGCGTATAATCCTTATCCGTTTGTTTTTCCGCATTCATCACATCTTCGCTTTTTAAATAGCATTTCTGTGTAGCATTATTGTATGCTGCACCAGAACACAAACCCGATGTGGAACAAAGCGACTTGCATTGGGCCAAACTAACATCAGCATGTTCGCTCAATGTATTTCCAACAGAATTTGTATTCGGCATATCATGATATATTTTTTTATCATTTGTTAGGTTGCACGTGCCTAAATTATGCACATTAAGACACGCCGACCCGTTTCCCTCTAAATCAACCCAATAATCAGGGCAATCGCCGATAACAGGAGGCCAAGATGTAGCACCGCTCTGTCCCGCTCCTGATAAACTGAGACCAATCACAGTCAATGCAATTAATAATATAACAATCGCTGTAATTACCACAATCTTTTGAAACATGTTTATAGTTGTTTTATTTTGCTGGTTTCTGGTTGATATTGCCTGTTGTATTATTTCAATATTTTTTATTTATTTTCTATTTGTTTTCGGGGATGTTTTCAATAAAAAGTCCCATGTTCTTCAAAATGGTTCCATCTTTGTTCGCGAAGATTTCGGCTCAGTTGTTGTTTTTCCAGAGGTGTATATATTGGCGAATTATAAATGTTAAATGATATGTCGCATGAGTTTAAATAATCGTTTTTTGTTAGACAACGTGCGCGAGCACGGCATTCAAAAGATTTCGTATTATGCTGTATAGCATAGTTAGCATTTGTTGTTGGTTGTACAATATGACCGCATTTTTCGCAATCATCATATGATGAAAAAAGATGCGAAAGAAAATAATTTATGTTGGAGGTTTTCATTTGTTTTTTGTTTGTTATTCAATATAAAATATAATTTATATTTTATTTTGGTTGTGATTTAATTTTAATTGTGTATTATGCAATAATAAACCAATCATTTGGCTCATCATTACATATGTTGATTAATTTTATCTCTGCTTTAACCACCACATTTGCGTCTATTGACACCAATTTTAAGTCACTATCATTGCGACAATACTGAATGGATGTATGTGGAAGGGTGGAAAAATTACACTTATATTTTTCGGCAATGTTTTGCAAAACATCCCAGTTGGATACACTTGCCGTATATCCCCACGAACATATGTCATTTTCATCATCCTTATACATATTTTTCTTGAATTTTATGGGATTTTTGCAGTGTATATGTATTTCATTGGTTGGACCGATGCGAGTGATTAATTCAGTATATAATTCTTTCGCATCTGGTTCATCCATAAAACAAGTAATGGTAAAATGACCTATGTGTGTTGTTTGAAAGGTGTCGCGAGGATATACATACCAAATGCCGTATTTATATCCCATATTGCAATTATGTTATAGTTAGAATGTTATATATGTTAGAATGTTATGATGTTATGATGTTATGTATATAGTAAGGCATTATTTTATTACAAATCCATGCTAACTGTGTTTTTGTCGGATTTTGGTTTTCGTCCCCGTTTTGCTTTTCCGCTTTTTCCGCTTATCATACTGGGAGCAATGGAAACACTTTCGTTGCTAATTTGACTAACTGCATCGTCTGTGGCGTGTGAGGGTGGCGGTCTGGTTTCAGGAGCCGGTATGGTGCGGGTTTTAATTCCAGACAACAAACTGCTAATATCTGATGGTCCTTTCATTTCAGCCCGTGGTTGTCGGGCACTTCGTTCCACCCCGTTTGTTCCTAGACCCGAACCCGAACCCAATGCCAAGTTCATCGCCGAATTAGTTGCGACCTGTTGCGACGGCGGTATATTGCGTGGTCCAGGAGGCCGCGATGCGGGAACGGATGGTATTGAAGACAGAGGACCACGCGTTTGCACGGGACGTGCAGCAGCCAAGTCGGGACGATTATTATTTCCTCCGCGATTAGGAGGCGGTGGCTCGGCATATTGTCCCTGTGTCGGCACAGGAGGCGGTGGTCCGCTCATTCGCTGGCTCATACCGCCACTAGGACTGGGACCACCCTGTGTAATACCGCTCATAAAATTACCAATGCCTGGATTGTTTTGTCCCATAGTATTAATGGCTGCATTTTGAAAGGAACGCATAAGTTCGGGGTTTTGACGAAAGACATCATCCATTCCTGGCGCGGCGGTTTTGAAGATTTTATTGGATAAATTCACCATGAATGCACTGCCTCCAAGCTGAAATAGCAGTTTAAGTTCCGGTGCAACACTTCCACGACTTTTGTATTTTTCGTATAGTTGACCGAAAATATCATCATAGTCTTCCATGTCATCATCCACTTTGTCGCCCCAACCATCCAGATTAATATCAAAGGGGTCAAATTTGCCGTTGAGATATTCAATTCCCGAAATCAACATTTTTAAGCAACCACCTTGGAATTTAATGGATGCCTTTTTCGCCGCGTCTTCTTTCAACGCTTCATATTCCGTTCTTACCTCATGAAAGGGCGACTCCATTGTGTATTTTTTCGAAAGCTGAATTTTACCATTGCTTTTGCGTTCCCAGTCTTCTAGTTCGCGTATCATGCGGTATTGTTCCTTTCTCTGTTCTTCGCGTGATAAACGCGGTTCTGGACCACCGCTACTTGTTCCGCTCATACCTCCTCCTCCGCCATATCCATTGGATGCCGGAATATCTGTATATTTTCCATAATCATCCCAAGTTTTACCCGAGTCCATTCCTGCGGACGTTCCTGCACCTAAATTAATGGGAACATCATCGTCTTCGTCGATGTTAAGATGTACGCTTCCACCATCGCTTCGGTTGTCAAAAGATACGCCACTGCTTATGCCGCCGAACCCACCACCACCGCCACCACCACCATTTACATTTCCTAAATCATTTAATTCTTTTTCTAAATCATCTAAATCATTCAAGCCCGTATAAGTATTATTTTTTTCGCGACTTTTATTGTTGTTCATTAATAATTCCACCCCTCCTCCAAAATTTGAACTTGGGGTTTCTTCCAAATTCGAAATATCAATAATTTCCGACATTAATTATAAATATCTTTGATGTTTTTATATGATATTTGACGCAAATTTTTTGTTTTTTGTTTTTTTGGATTTTTAATTTTTAATTTTTATTCATTTATTTTACACCCTTGATGATTTACACCCTTGATAATTTAAAATGGGACTTTATAAATAAAAATGATTTAAATATAATAAATCATATTATATAACATTATGTATTTTACATTAAAACACATTATCCCAAAAGTAAATAATTTAATTATTTCTGGGTTTATTTCTGGATTTTGCGTAGGTTGTTTTCCAAATAAACTTTATATTAATTTTGAAGGTAGAAAATATAATTTCATTAAAACGCCACTCATATCTGGTGTTATAGGTTCAACAGGAATTATTTTATCACCATTATTAATAACAAATTACTTATGTAATGGTACATATTTTGACAGATTAGTTGATAAATACGATATTAATATGGAAAGATATCATCAATATGATGGTAAAAATAATAAATATGCCTATCCATCATTGTTAATTATAAATATAAAATCTAAACATTAAACTAATTATCCCATTTTAAATTTTCAAGGGTATAAATTTGTTAGCAAAAGTAAATGGATTTTCTAACAAATTTGACAAATATTATAAATTAATTGCTTGGTGCATCTCGTATTCACTTGTTAATTGCTTGCACGTGGAACCGTGTTTCCTAAATACTTGGGCTTAGGTCCCCACACATTAATTCCGCTGGGTGTTTTCCAGAATGATATCCAGTCAGGTTTTTTCGCTTCATTATCTTCATCGACTTCATCACAGTCATTCATGGTTAAAGCCTCAGTAACTGCTTTTCGGTCAGGCGAAACAGCCAGTAAAATATATCGCCCAATAACTGTGTTTGATTTCATCACTTGTTCGGGGCTCATACGGGCGAACCAATTATAGCGGGTGCGTTTAAGGATTTCATCCGCGGGTATCCAGATGCCGTATGTGTGTCCGTAGAAATTCAACACATCCATTTCTGACCCCAACAATGTATCCACAATTACGGGTGCATCATCAAGCGTTTTTGTTCCTACTTCTGTTCCCGAAATAACGGAAATTTGATTAGGACGGGCATTTATCCAGCGATTAAATTCGCCCAAAAACTCAATTTGGCTTGTATAATCACGTGAAATCTGCCGTTGCATAAATTCGATAAATTGTGCGAGAATTTCCGAGCCTTTTTGTGCGCCCATAAATCGGGCATCGGGGTAAAAGTTGTCGCATGTAGATGTAATATTGCGGTCCATATTCTCGCATACAAACATCTCTGCCGCTGCTCCGGAACCCAAACCTTTTGCATATAAACCAATTAAATCCTGGAAACAAAGGAACGAAATGGGAGTCACCATTCCACCGTATTTGTAGAGCAGTTTTGCTAACAACATCTGACGAATATAGCCGACCACAGGTTCGGCAACACGTGTCATATCCACGTCCATTCCAGGGAGTAATTTATGAAAACTTGCGTCATCAATGAAACATATTTTGAAGGAATTGTCGCAATGCTGAATAATGCTTTTCACGGTTAAATATAAATAAGGTTGGTTAAGGTCATAGGAGGAACGCGAACCGAAACTCTGCCAATAACGAGCATTATATTCAAGGGGAATGTGTATCCACATGATGGGCTGAGTAGATTTTCCTAATTCATCAATTTCCTTTTCGTTTAACAAATACTTTTGAATTGCGTCATAGTCGTCGGTGTCTGCATATAATTCATTGGCCTTTTGTTTTTCATTGTATTTTTGTATAAAAATTGCTCCGAAAAATAGTGTTAATAGTAGAACCACCCACAAATATGTTTCGGTCATTCTTGTCTGTTTAGTTTATGTCTATTTTTTATTTTTTTTGATTTTGATAATTTTGTTTTTCTTTTTCTTTTTCTTTTTTTATTTTTCAAAAAAATGATATAAAAATACACAAACATATAAATACATTAGAAAATAATACCAAGGTATTTAAAGTTCTACAACCCAACTTCAACCCTCTTCTTTCGCATTCATTTTATTAATTAACTATCAATATGAAGGTTATTATTAAGGATGATAAGAATAACACAACAAATGCATCGCTTGAATATTTGCTTCGTCTTGTTGAGCGACAGGATAGAAAAATTGAAAAACTTGAAAAAAAATACAGCAAGTCCAAGCGAAAATATGCTAAATTGAGAGATATGTATCGCACATCTGTTTCTGCTCCAAATACCCACATACGATATCAATACTTGGAAGATTTGTCAAGTGCAACTACAAGTGGTAGAGAAGCAGAAGCAAAGATTTCTAAACCGACTTTTGTGACAGAGGTTTCAGATGCAGATGGAGAAGGCGATGTGGAGTCCAATGCAGATGCAGAAATGGATACAGATGATAATGTAAGTGTGAATTCTTTGGATACCTTGTCATCTTTTCATCCTCCTCCTTTGACCAAAGAAAAGATACTTGAAACTAAGGGCAAAGCGGAAGTGGAAGCGAAAACAGAGCCAGAACCTGAATATATTAGATTAGAAATTGAAGAACGAGATAGTAGCAGTGAAAAGGAAGAAGAGGTGGAAGAGGTGGAAGAGGAAGAAGAAGAGGTAGAAGAGGAAGAAGAAGAGGTAGAAGAGGAAGAAGAAGAGGTGGAAGAGGAAGAAGAAGAGGAAGAAGAAGAGGTGGAAGAGGAAGAAGAAGAGGTGGAAGAGGAAGAAGAAGAGGTGGAAGAAGAAGAAAAAAAGAAAGAAACTACAAATCTAGCCAATGTGGAAGAAGAAGAAAAAGCAGAGGAAGAAGAAGAGGAGGAAGTGTTGGAAGAAATTGAAATTGATGGCGAAGAGTATTACATTGATTCGGAAAATGTATTGTATAGCATGGACGAACAGAGAGAACCAGGCGACAGAGTTGGAATTCTAAATGACGATGATGAAGTGATATTTGATGAGTAATAAAAAATCAACATATATTCTCTAACACATATACACACATTCTAAAAATAAAATTCAAATAAACAATAAATTTTATTTTTTACTTTACTTTACTTTAATTCACAAACTCATAGTTTTATTATAACATTCCCTGCATGCAGGTTTGTACGTTTCGGCTCCTCCCACCAATACTTGGTCGCGTTCTTTGGGATTTATACGGATAGTAAAAATCGCAGATTTATCAGGTCTCCGACAAATACCACAGACTGCTTCCAGTTTACTTACTTTGTCGCACAGCGGTATCAAGTCCAGTATCTGACCGAATTTTGCTCTTTTATAATCGCCGTCTAAACCGCAGACATAAATAATCTTGTTTTTCGCCAACATTTCTTTCACAAAGATATCTAATTCTGCAAAAAATTGACCTTCATTGATTAAAATCACGGGATATTTATCGATGGTTTCCGAGGGAATGGAAAAAAGAGATGAAATATAGGTGCATGGAATGCCGTGTTTGTCGTGGGTAATCATGTAATTAGTAAATGGTTCTAATGCTGAATTTGCATTTACATCACTTTTGTTTTCACCTGTGTTTTCTTTTGTGTTTGCATCTATATTATTTGCATTCCCACCCATTTCAACATCCTGTAAGTCTGCAGCTACATAGCGCGATGCATCGCAGGTGTGATTAATTACCAAAGTAGGAACATTACACAAGACGTATTTGCGGTATATTTTTTCCAAAAAAGTGGATTTACCCGAAAACATCGGTCCCAAGATTACCTCTAAATATCCGTGTTCATGAATGGGGAGGGCCATTTCTTTTCCCCAATTTTTTCTTTGGAGAATATATAATTCATTGATAATAGTTTTATTATGGTTATTCAAAAAAATGAAATGAAAATGTGGTTTATTAGATATGAAATAAAATGATGAGCGATTTATATGCAAAAAGCAGAATAAAAAACAATTGGGATAAAATTAATTGGGATAATTTATCGTCTAATGAAAATGCAATTCCTATATTGGAAAAAAACTTGGATAAAATCAATTGGAGTAATTTATCTTCTAATCCCAGTTCGATATTTCTTTTGAAAAAACATCCAGAAAAAATTGTTTGGTGGTGGTTGGCAAACAATACAAATCCAGAAGCAATGTTGTTATTTGTAAATATCGCATTTTAGAAAAATATCCAGAGAAAGTTAATTGGAATGGTTTGTCTTCTAATCCTAGTGCAATTCCATTGCTGGAAAAATATCCTACTAAAATTAATTGGTGTAGATTATCATTTAATTCCAATTATAATGCCATAAATTTATTAGAAAAAAACGCAGATAGAATCGATTGGTGTATGTTATCAGAGAACCCAAATGCAATTTATCTTTTGAAAAGAAATCCGGATAAAATCATATGGAGTATATTATTTAGCAATCCTAATGCAATTAGTATCATAGAAAATAATTTAGAAAAATTATATGAAAAAGATGATAATGATTATGATGATTATATAGGTTGTGGATTGCGATGGTATGCATTAGTTCGTAATCCAAATGCGATACATTTAATAGAAGATAATTTGGAAAAAATAAAATTTCATGAATATGAAACTTTGAGCGAAGACTTGTCTGGAAATATAAATGCAATTTCTCTTTTGGAAAAAAATCCAGATAAAATTAGTTGGGAATGTTTGTCTTCCAATCCGAATGCAATTCCTCTTTTGGAAAAAAATCCAGATAAAATTAGTTGGGACTGTTTGTCTTCCAATCCGAATGCCATTCCTCTTTTGGAAAAAAATCCAGATAAAATTAGTTGGTACAGGTTGTCTGCCAATCCGAATGCAATTTATATTTTGAAAAAAAATCCAGATAAAATTAATTGGGACAGATTATGTTGCAATCCTAACATAATGTGTTTTATTTAACCAATCTAAATCTGCATGAAGCTTCGTAGTTGATTTGTTAAAGAATGGTGGTTATCCGTTTCATTTCCATTCATGATAAGCACATTGTTGGGTGTGCTCGTATTAGCGTCTGCATTATCATTTGTATTTAAACTCGTTAATTTATCAAACATATCGCAATGATATCTGTGGCATAATTTTAAATAATTTAATTCAATTAAACTTTCGCCTTCTCGGGAGCGTTTTTTAATTCGTTCCAAACAAATTTCTGGGTCTGTATCAATGTGAATATAAGTATCTGGCAAATACGCGAAATTATTGAACCATTTTAAATAGATTTGGTAATTTACATCTTCCATTTTACCCTGTTCGTATAGCATTTTGGCGAATATTTCTCGGTCAGTATTTAAACTTCGTTCAGTAAAAATATAATAACATTCGTTGCTATTATGAGCATGCCGATTTTTAATTTCTTTTATTTTGTCCTGCATCAAAACTAACCGCGAGATATAGGCCATCATTTGAAATGGAAACGAATACTTGTCTTGGTCTTGATAGAACTTGGATAAAATAGAATTACCTTGAATGTCAACAATGGTGTTCCATTCGTCCACCGGTTCGGGTAAAAAGATTACATTGGAAGATTTGGCGAACACATTATTTTTTAAGTGCGAAATAAAAGTTGATTTTCCCGAACCGATGTTTCCATCAATAGACACGATTGTAATTTTTACCATTCAACGATAATCCTAAATATCCAAATTATTTTAATAAATAATTATTAAATTATTTCATTTTTTGTGAAATTTAATATTATTTTATTTTTATATTTATTTTGTATTTTGTTAGGAAAGTAAAAGTGGAAACCCAACAACAAAACAAAATAAAAGAATAAACATCAGTAATGTATAGGTATATTCACAGAACAAAGAACAAAGAATGAATGAAAAAATGCAAGGTAATATAAATGAAAATGCGAATACGATGAATACAAAATTAGGACCCAAGGGATATACACTTTTGAAAAAAGAATTATCTCTGGAAAAACAGCAATGGATACGAAAACAATTAACAGTAAAGCCCTTTACCGCGGGTGCTCCGGTCCAAACGGCCAATACATTTGAAGCGTGGCGCGAGAATGACGCTAAGATGTATGTTCCTCGATACTTTGGAGAAAAGCATTTCGGCATTGCGAAACAAACCGCCATTCCAATTGGCGATGCCATTCATCTTGAATTTCATGGAGCATTGCGAGATTACCAAAAACCTGTGGTGGAAGAGTATATGGAATACATTCGCGACCCGAGTAAAAGCGAGAGATTTGATACAGGCGACGTCGTGGGACGCGGTGGTTTGTTAGATTTGTACCCCGCTTGGGGTAAGACATCCAGTGCACTCAATCTTGTTAGTCGTCTAGGAGTAAAAACGCTGGTGGTTGTGGGAAAGGAGTTCCTGATGAACCAGTGGATTGAACGCATCGGTCAGTTTTTGCCCCAGGCACGTATTGGAAAAATTCAAGGACCGACAATCGACATTGAAGATAAGGACATTGTGTTGGTCATGATACAATCGCTTGTTAGCAAAACCAAATCATATCCACCCGAATTATTTGCTTCCTTTGGTTTCACTATTTTCGATGAGGTGCATCATGTGTCTAGTGAAGTATTTTCTAAATCGCTATTTAGCCTGGTTACGCGATATATGTTGGGTTTATCTGGAACCATGGACCGAAAAGACGGAACTACGGATGTATTTAAAATGTTTTTGGGAGAGGTCGTGCATCGGGCAAAGCGAAAGGAAAATGATTTGGCGGTTGAAGTGCGCAAAATGACTTATCTTTCGCATGATGCAGAATTTGAAGATGTGATTTTAGACTTTCGCGGAAAACCGCAGATAAGTTCCATGATTTCGAAAATATGCGACTACCATTCACGAACTAATTTTATTTTAAAAGTGTTGCGAGATTTTATTCAGGTTGAAAATACGGATACAAATGCGAATACAAATGTTGTAGATGCATCTATGCATCACGAAGTGTGCGAAATATGCGGTAATCCCGATATTTATCCCATGCAAACAACCTGCTGTGCCGAGAAAAGCAAGAAAAAGGGTTCTAAAAATGAGAGTGTGAATGCAAATGCGGCAGACAGCGAAAAGAAATATCGTTGTCTAACATGCTGGGAAGCATATGAATATGCATGGGAAAATAATTACAAACGCGAATGGACGACCGATATTCGCACCAAGCGTCGAAAGGAAACACGGGTTTATCCACAGGGACGGCAACCCAAGTGTCCCTATTGCCAGCGAAAACTGAAATATGAGCCAAATTATGTGGAACAAGCAACGGTGAAACCTTACACACAATTACAGACTATTATTCTTTCACATAACCTGAATATTTTAAAGTATATGTATCGCCACATTGTGGCGACCAACATGGCTTCTGTTGGATATTATGTGGGTGGAATGAAATTGGAAGAACTGAAAAAGAGCGAAACAAAACATGTGATATTAGCGACTTATGCGATGGCTGCTGAGGGGCTGGATATTCCGTCTTTGAATGCAGAATTTTTAATCACGCCGAAAACCGATATAGAACAGACTGTGGGACGCATTTTGCGCGCAAAACATCCCATTACATCGCCCGTAATTGTGGATTTTGTAGATACACACGATACTTTTAAACGTCAATGGTTCAAACGACGCAAGTATTATAAACAAGAGGGATACAAAATTGTTGAAACCACAAGTGATATTTATAATACAACCAATAAAAATGTGAAAAACTATGGAACCGAAGTATTTAAAAGCAATGAAAATGAGGAAGAAGAGGATGTTGAGGAGGAGGATGAGAACGAAGATGGGGAAAGCAACGGAGGTAGTAGTAAAAATGGATTTTTGAAGGGTGTGTTATTTATAAAATAAAGTCATATCATAGTATAAGGAACACAAAAGAATGAGTACCGATATTGTATGCACGGATAAGCAATTAGAAGATTTTAAGCATATTAATAAGCAATATGAAGATGCCGTTGAAAAAGCAGTTCAAAATAATAAGTATGCAGAACAAATTGGAGATTTAACCCAAGAATGGTTAGAAAATTTGGAAGCACATGGATTGACACAAGAAATACAGAATGCTTGTGAAATGCGACTACCTCCACCTGCTCCTCCTTCGTTCGATGATGCATTACCATATAAGCGAATGGGTGGGCGTCGTCGTCGCACAATAAAACAACGAAAATCTACAAAAAGAAAACATAGAAAATATAGAAAATATAGAAAATCAACAAAAGGGAAAAAAAGAAGGGGCAAAAAAATGGGCAAAAGAATGAGAACAAAAAGGATTCATAGAAGCCGAAGGAAATAATTGTATTAATATTTAATAATTTTACCATCTAATTAAATATTTAGGAAATATAATAAGAAAAATTTAACCAATAAAAATGATTGACGTCCCTGAACTTGTTCGCCGCATCATTAAATATTTGATTGAAGGATTTATTGTAGCCATCGCCGCGTTTGCCATTCCTGAACGTTCGTTGAACATTGAGGAAATTCTGGCTCTCACTTTAACCGCCACTGCTACTTTTGCTATTCTGGATACATATATCCCCAGCATTGGGGCCAGCACTCGCCAGGGAGCCGGTCTAGGAATTGGTTTGGGATTGGTAGGGTGGTAAAGAATTGAATGATAAACATTGAATAAATCATTGAATAATAATATTAAATAAAACAACAAGTGTTTATTCACGGGTTGTTTTATTTATAACATTTATAATATAAGATAATAGTAGGAACGGCAATAATGTCAGACACAAAAAAGCTGAATAAAAAGGCAAGTTCTCCTTTAACAAGAAAAAGATGCAAAAAAGGTGAAAGAAAAAATAAAGAAGGAAAATGTGTTCCCAAAGAAGAATTAGAAAAGCGTCATTCTCTTCCAAGTCCAGAAAACATTGAGAAATTAGACAAGGTTGCAGATGAACCGAAAATAGAAGAACCAGAACCAGAACCAGAACCAGAACCAAAAAAGAAAAGATGTAGCAAGGGTGAAAGAAGAAATAAAGAGGGAAAATGCGTCCCCAAAGAAGAACTTTTGAAGGGAAAGGAAGATAAAGGCGATGTGGATGTGGATGCAGATGCAGATGCAGATGCAAAAAAAGAACCACAACCAAAAGATAAAAGGGTTGAATTATTATTGGGCGATGTCATTCAAATTAACAACAAAGATGATTTCCATTATATCAACTACATTGACGAACAACAAGTTGATTTGATTAATGTGGATACAAAGGTTGCACAAACTATTCGCATCGAGAATGAATTTTTCATGCCCCGTGATGAGATTACACAAATAACACTTATTTATCAAAATCCTCTTCGTGGATTTATAAAACAGCATCATTTTGTCCTGAATTCATGGATTGCAATTCACTTTCGCAATGACCCTCATCCATTTATTGTGAAAATCACTGATATCAAGCAAGATATGATGCAGATTTATTCCGCAGATACAGATACATATTATTTCATTAATTTTAAATATCAAGGCATTCCTAAATCCTCTAACATTGATTATATTGTTTTGTTAGACGGACCGCCGGCAACAGAAGCCAAAAAAGCCGATGAAACAAAAATGATGGAAAGGTTGGTTGATGAAGACGAAGATGATGCCGATGCCGATGCCGATGCCGATGCCAAAGACCTGCATGAAAAGGAAAAAATTACTATTCTGGATGAACCTGTTTCGGCAGCCGAAGGTGAAGGTTTAATGTTTGAAGAAATTGGAATAGACGCGGTTGCGGACACAGTTTCTACAAAAGATGTGGATGTGGACACGGATGCGAGGATAAATGTTGAACAACCATCTTCTGCTGTTGTATTTCTGGGCGAATTCCCAATGGAAATAGAAAAGAGCAGTTACAATCGTTTCGGTTTGACAACGCAGGTCAATGACTTGTTGGAGTCAAAATTGGCTAAAATTCCCGCAGATAAACGCACGGCATATGCGGTGAATAAAATTCACACATTAATTACCCGCTACAAACAACTGCGAAACCAAACCTCTATTTTTGACGAAGATGGTGTTATTTACGACGTGGTTCGTAAGTCCTCACAATTTCGGTCTTTGGTAAAATACTTGGAAAAATATCAAAATAATCTTGCGTGGATATATCTGGTGGCTAACAACTTGCAAAAAGAATTTTGCAATGACGACCCAGATAAAAAGAAGGAGGATGCATTTGACACAAATAGAGGAGTAGTTGCATGTGGTGCAGTGACCGAAGGCGATGAAGAAGATGAAAATGAAGGCAATGACTTTATTCCAATGTACCAATATTTAAATGCTATGGAAGAGGTGCAAAAGCAATTCAATGTGAATTGGCAGGAATTAAATATGTTTTTCACACCCTTTTACAATTCCGCCAGCGACCTACCGATTTCCAATGCTGCATCTACATTAGTCGCCAAACCCAGTGGAGATGATGAATTGTATTTTGATTGTGCTACGCGAAAATACATCACTGGGCAGATACGGGTTATCAAAGAAAAGAATTCCAAGGTCATATCCAAACAAGTGCTGATGAACAATGATGCAATTTCAAGCCATTCTTTAGTGGCATTGCCTATTGCGGCAGCCAAAGAAACCATCATTTCATTGCCTGGAACCAATATATTGGCTCGTGCTGATTTGGCAGCGACCAGTAATCCTTACTGGCGATATTTGCTTTCGCTTTTGTCTGCCAAGACACAGGCAAACCGGATTGAACCTCGCGAAGCATTGATTAAAACCGGACATTATTTTCGTGAGGATGAACGGGATAATCGGGATAACCGAGATGAAATAAAACAACGATTTTCATATGATAAATCTCTATTCAGCCGTGAAAATAAATATAAATCGATTTATTTTTCCAGTGACGCCATTCAACAGAGCGAAAGCTCTTGGTCGGATTATTTGCATTCCGTTATTCCATATAATAGCAAGATTGTGGAACAGGTGTTTGCTAACAAATATAATATTCATGCCCTGGATTTGAATGCAAAACTTTCAATCATGAATATCGTCCAGGCATTGGAACCATTTTTAATTTATGCAAATGACACAACCTATTCTTTTTTGTATGGAATTGTGAAACAAAAGTTGCGAAATCAATTGCGGGAATATAGACAGGCAATCAATCAAGGACAAAAGTATTACGACGGCGTAAACCAGTTGTTAGCAAAAAATGTTGCTTTAACTGCTCGTCATGCAAAGGAAATTGAAGTTGAGGAGAACCGAATAAAAGAAATAAATACTGATTATTCAGTTCGCGAAACTATGCAAATGGTTAATCAAAATAAATATCTGCTTTTCTCGGAAAATGTGAAGCATATTCTTTTGGCCATAAATGACCGTATTTTGGAAAAATCAGAAACCGTACATGTAAGACAACTCAAAAAGGAAGACAATAAGAATAAGGATAAAGATAAGAATAAGGATAAAGATAAGAATAAGGATAAAAAGGAAGATGACAATAAATGCACTATTCAGCATTTTGTAAATGAAAAGGAAATGTTCCAATACGAAAAGGCGAAGCACGGAAGGGCAACTGTAGCTGCCGCAGCAATTACAAAAAATGATACGACAGAAAATAAGGAAAATGATAATAATGCAGAAAATAGCCCCAATGTCTTGGATGCCATTGAACTTGCTGATGTTGATGACGGAAATATTAAGAGCGACTCACATTTATTTGATGAAATCTTCAATTTTTACACCCTAAAAAATGAAAATAAAAAGAAAAAATACGATGGCAGTCAATTTATCATTTCTAACAACAAAAAAACAAATACCAGGACTTTCGAAATAAAATGCAAAGGCGGAACCAGAACCAAATGTGCAGAAACAACCATTTCAACCAATTACATTTATTACACCGAAAAAGTAATGCGTGAATTGCGTGCAAACATCAAAAGAATTCAAACTGATATTGTGATTTTGAAGAATGATGCTCTTTTTGGATATAAAAATGTGGAGCGCATTAATAGCACCTTTCAAGGTCTGAAACGCGACCTTTTGAATTATTTAACCCAATATATTAATGCTTTGCAATATGTGATGAAAAATTGCGATAAACTAGATGAAGTAAATGAAAGTAAAAAAGAATTGGAAAAATATGTCGTGTTGTTAGATAAAGAAGCGGATGTTAAAAAGATTGTTAGCAATTATGTGGAACATATATATCCCATTGCCGAACAAATACGCACACAAACATATAATGTTAATGTGGTTAATAAAATAGTAAAGGATAAAAAATCGGAAATCACGGAATGGATAACAAATCAACAAAAATGTTCTGACAAAATGCATGAATATAATATTTATCCACTTGCATCTAACATTAAGAAGAAAAGGGCGGCGGCTGCCTCTGCGACAGCAGTAGCAACAACAACAACAAAAGAAAGAGTAAAAGCGAAAACATTAAAGGTAACTGACAAGGGAAAGAAAAAACAAAATACTACCTTGTCAAAGAAGAAAAAATAAATATTTCGGTTCTTTTGTTTTGATGCTACCTAACAAAAATGAAAAATTAAATTAAATAAAATAATGCGTAAAATGCGTTATTTTATTTGGAAAAATCTGTTGGTTATGTTAAGGTAAAATAAAAATAATGATGCCTGATTTTTTCGGTTCTTTTTTTAGTTCTTATATTTTACTAAGTATTACTACATTAGTGATTTTGTTAGGTGCGATATACTTGTATATTAATCACCGCATTGCCGAACAAGACCATAAATTATCTTCAATGGTAAATGTTTTGCAGGGAGTAATTCAAGATACACAAATTATTAAATCACAGTTGCTTGGAGGCGGTGGTGGTATTAGTAGCGAAGAATTAACTGAAAATCAATATCCTGCGTCAGCACAGGGTGGTGATAATGGAAAAATTGTTGTGTCCGATAATGAAGAGGATGATGAAGATGAAGATGATAATGATGAAGATGTCGATTACGATGACAGCGAGTCTGAAAACAACACAGAAACGGATGCAAATACAAATAATGCCCAAGCATATTTTGAAACCAATTCATTATCTGGCTCAGAAGCAATGCAGTTTGTTAGTCCCATTGATTTATCTGCTTCCGATGCCACTAATAATTCTCCTCCAATTATTCACATGATGGAAATTAATGCAGCGACCATGGGGTTTATTAATGGTACATCGGCAATGCCTGCCACAGATAATCGTGTGGAAGAGTTGCCTGATGAGGATATAAAAGTTGAAGAGGATGCAAATGCAGATGTAAATGTAAATGCAAATGTTGACATTGATGTAGAAAATTTGAATGAAGACGATGATGATGATTTTATGGAAATGAAAACAGATTACAAAAAAACAGCAGTTGCTACATTACGCCAGATGGTTTCTGAGAAGGGATTATGTGATGACCCATCTAAATTGAAAAAACCAGAACTTATAAAATTGTTGGAATAATGTGAAAAATGTTTAGAATAGAAATTAATAAATAACCAACCTGCTGTATACAAAATTACTAACCACTTTATTCATCATCATCATTCTCATCTTCACTATCAAAGCCATCAATTTTCCAATCCCGAAACTTGCCAAGGTTGCGCGGATGAAACCGATTTTTCATCAAGTCTTCTTTGAAAATAAGACATCGGTCTCGCATTGCATCATAATCATAAGTGAAAATGTTGGGATTACAGGATAATCCTTCCCAATAAATCATCTCGGGATATTGTTCTAAAAGATAAATAGCATTGGAATTTATTGATAACATTTTCCAATAAATCATCTCGGGATATTGTTCTAAAAGATGAATGGCATTGGGATTGGATGATAACTCATACCAATCAATTTTCTCGGGATGTTGCTCCAAAAGATGAATGGCATTGGGATTGCGTGATAACATAGTCCAATCAATTTTCTCGGGATGTTGCTCCAAAAGATGAATGGCATTGAGATTGGATGATAATATAGTCCAATCAATTTTCTCGGGGTGTTGTTCTAAAAGAGGAATGGCATTAGGATTGCGTGATAACTCATACCAATCAATTTTCTCGGGATATTGATATTGTTCCAAAAGATGAATGGCATTAAGATTGCGTGATAACTCATACCAATCAATTTTCTCGGGATATTGATATTGTTCCAAAAGATGAATGGCATTGGGATTTCCTGATAACCGAGACCAATTAATTTTCTCGGGATATTGTTCTAAAAGATGAATGGCATTGGGATTTCCTGATAACATAGTCCAATCAATTTTCTCGGGATATTGTTCTAAAAGATGAATGGCATTGGGATTTTTTGATATCCAATCCCAATGAATTTTTTTGGGGTCTTTTATTATCTGTTGTTCCAAAAGATGAATGACATTAGGATTATTTCTTGATAAGTAATACCAATTTAAATCTTCTAGTTCAATCCAATCGTGCAATTTCCACATATTTAAAATATGAATTAAATTATATCTCTTGGATATGAATAATGCTATTTATTCAATAAAATTATTCATTTTTATTTTTTATTTTTTTATTTGATTACATACTTTCATAGCCACCTTGAAGCTGTTTCTTATGCCACGCTTCTTTCACATTCAGAGGCAATGACACACCATGATGACGTTCATACTCATCGGGACTATAATAATATAGGTGCGTTGGATTAGAAGGGCGACCTGGTCTTACTCCAATAGTCATTGATACTTTAAACAAGTCTCCATCGTGTTTTCCTACATATCCAATGAATTCGCCAGTCTTGGCGTGATTAATTCTTCCTCCCATAAAATCGCTGGAAAATACAGTGTAATTCTTGTTTCTGGTGCGGGTATGGGAATGACCACGATACATATATTCTTCCGTCACCAAACGCGACATAGTATGGGTGTATGATTGGGTCTTCTTATCATCGACATAATAATCATCATCTTCGTCATAATAGCCGTAGTTAATCATGGTGTCTTCTTAACAAATGAAAAATAAAAAATATAAATGGGTTGGTTGGAAAATCTTTGCTAATGCAATCAAACAAATAAAACTGATGGATTGTTTTGTTGTGTTGATTTTATTTATCGTTATATTATTATGCTGCGTTTCTTTTAATACATTTTCAAAATAAATAGCAAATAAATCAAAACAAAAAATTTATAATTATAAATGCGAAAAGGATGGCAAAACAAAAGTTGAATTAACCTTTCGTAAAAACATTGCCAATGGATTGGCTTTCATTAAATCCGCAATTACACGCCGATTTTGGTCTGCATTTGTTGTTCCAGAAAACAAATAAGGACTTGTGGGGCTCATACGTCGTGTCCAATCTGCCACCGTCGCCGAACTATTTATATAATTACGATTTTTGTTAGTTTCGTCATCATTCAAATCTTTATCATTAAAAATATTCAACATAAGTGCAAATATTGTTTCGTTCGCCAGACCTCCGCGACAGACGGTTAAATAAATAGACTGAGTGATGGGATTAGTAGTATAATTTAGGATTTGCTCCACATGCAAACGGGTTAAAGTAAACCACGGGTCGTGTTCAACACGCATTGGTTGAGGCAAGTGTTGCAAATTCGCACGTTGATGAAATTGAGGGTTCCATGTCGCTCCCTTGGTGCGGAATATACTTTTATCGTGGTATTCACAAAAACGTTCGGCGAATAATTGTGGAGAAATAAGAGGAGTGCAAGAGTCGGTAAGCATACAAAACCATTGATTGCTTGTGTCGTGATGATGAGCAAAAGTAAGCAATGAAATATATGCAGAGACCACATGGTAATAAGAAGTGGATACAATAAATGAAGGTGGAAGACAATGGGCGCGCAACCACGGGGAATGAATTTTACGAAAATCTTTGTAATGTACATATACATTAATCCAGTCTTTGTTAGGTTCAACCCATTTTTTCCATATTTCCTCTTGGTTTAAAATATGGCTATAACTGATGATGAAACACAGAGCGACTTTTTTGCGAGGTGGAACAGTTATTGGTGTTTCTTGTGTTTTTTCTTTGGTTTGCATTGTTATTGATTTTTCTTGTTATTTATTTTTTGATTTTATTTAGTTTGTTTGTTTTGAATAAAAATGATTTTATATTTTTATTTAATTAAAATATAAGTATAGTGGTGGTATATTCAATGTCAAAAAAGCAAACAACCGCAACCGCAACCGCAACCAAGTATTCGTTGGTCATTGTTGAATCACCTGCAAAGTGCAAAAAAATCAAGGATTATTTAGGTCCTGGCTACGAATGCGAAGCCAGTTTCGGTCATGTGCGGGAACTCCCCGCTTTATCGAATATCAAAATGGACGATGGTTCTTTTATTCCTACTTATACAAACATGAAAGCCAAACTAGACCAGATTAAAGTGCTAAAAAATAAATCCAAGTCAGCCGTTTGCAAGGAGATTATCATTGCAACGGATGATGACCGCGAAGGCGAAGCCATTGGTTGGCATTTATGCGTGGTTTTAAAACTCAATCCTGCGACAACCAAACGCATCATCTTTCACGAAATCACGCGTCCGGCTATTCAGCAGGCCATTTGTAGACCGGGACACATTGACATGGCGCGCGTAGAAGCCCAACAATGTCGCCAAATTCTGGATTTGTTGGTCGGTTTCACTATTTCGCCCAAGTTGTGGAAAGCATTCACCTATCAAATCAACGGCCTGTCGCACGACAAGCCACAGGGGTTATCCGCTGGACGATGTCAAACGCCTGCGTTGAGACTGGTTTATGATAATCATCTTGAATTGGAAGCAAACCCAGGTGTCCTGCGATATAAAATCACGGGTCATTTCACGAAATATATGTTGCCGTGTACATTAAATCGAGACTTGGAATACGAAACGGATTGTGATAACGTAGAGAGTTTCTTAACTGCTTCCCAAACATTTTCACATTGTTTGTCGGTCGAAAAACCTGTATTGTCTATTCGGTCGGCACCAAAACCTCTGACAACGGCATCTCTTTTGCAGTTAGCAACCAATGAACTTCACATGGGACCAAAAGAAACCATGCATTGTGCCCAAACATTATACGAACATGGATTGATTACCTATATGCGAACGGACAGCGAACAATTAAGCATTGAATTTTTAGATGCTGTAATGGACGCATGCATGAATGACTTGGGATTTATTCAAAAGTCATATAAACAAAACTTGAACCCGCATTTGAAAGAGGAACTTGGAACAAGTACGAGTGCGGGTGCCCATGAATCTATTCGTCCTGTTTCCATTAAATATGCAGCCGTGGATACAAAACGCATTAATGTCAATGAAAGGGTCGCCAAATTATATTCTCTTATTTGGAAACGCACCATGGAGGCCTGTATGGGACCGGCACAAGTGCATGTGATACGAGTCAAAATTACGGCTCCATTGGACCATTATTATACTTTTGCTGCCGAAAATGTGGTATTTTGGGGATGGAAATGTGTGAATTCCAAGCGAACCGAAATGACGGATGAGTATCAGTATTTGCATCGTCTTTCGCAAACTGCAAAGGCGACTGAAGTTCAATATTCAGTAATTACAGCTTCTCCGCATTTAGTGAAAACCAAGGGTCATTTAACCGAGGCTAAACTTATTCAACTTTTGAAAGACCGCGGAATTGGCCGACCTTCTACCTTCGCAATGATTATTGATAAAATACAGGAAAAAAAATATGTCCAAAAACAGGATATTGTGGGGCAAAAGAAAACCATGATTGAATACAGCATTCGAGCCGACCGCCCGTATATTTCCACCGAAAATAAGGATTTTACCTTTGGAAATGAAAAGGGTAAATTGGTAATTCAACCACTGGGTGTTCTAGTGTCTGAGTTTTGCGTAAAACGTTGGCCGAACTTGTTTGCATATGAATATACTAATGAGATGGAAAATAAGTTAGATGTGATTGCTACACATAAGGAAACTGATGATAATGATAATCGTTGGACCCAATATTGCGTTCCACTTTGCAAGGGATGCGTAGACCAAATGGTGCAAGAAGAGCAATCGGCGTTAGAAGACGACAAAATGCTTCAAATACATAACAATAAAAAATTCGGTGTGGTGGTGAAAGATGCCGATAATCCTGAACGTAAACTGAAATTAATGGTTAGTAAAAATGGATTGGTTATCGTTGATAGAACAGATAAAACAGCCGATAAACCCTTGTTTATTCCGGTTCGCAAGGATATAAATTTAAAAATGGAAGCATTGGAAAAGATACAAGACCCGAAACAACCGCTACTTTTGGCTGACATTCAGGCACCGACATTAGAACAAAATGCGGATACAGGTGATGCAGCCATAGCATTAGAAGAAGCCGACACAAAAAAACCAGTATCAGATATAAATAATTCCATTTTGCGCACCATTTCAAAAGAAATTAATATTCGTGCTGGAAAATCGGGTAAGGCTGATTATATTTATTACAAAACAATCAAAATGAAAAAACCGAAATTTATATCTTTGGCGAAATGTCCCCATAATTATTTGTTGTGTGATGAGCAAATAATTAAAGATATGGTTAAATGAATGGAAAAAGAATGGTAAATGAATGGTAAAAAGAATGACAATGATAAAATAAATACTGATGATAAGATAAATACTTTTTTCTTTTGAAAATAATATTTAATTTAAATAAGAATGTCGTTTTCTTATTCTGCGGCAAGCGTGGAAGATGCTTATGGATTAAATAATACTAACAAAAATATTAATTTAAATTCCGGCTCCGGGTCCCAACCATTAATACAAAAAAGAAAATTATCTAATCAGCATAAAAGAACATTGAAAAATAAATCCGGGCTTCCACCCATTTATACCGGCGACAATGATATGGATGGAAGTAGAACACCATACATGCCCGCAAAAAGCGAGGGATTTGCAAGCATAAATCCTTTGGATAATAATTTAGGCGATTTTGAGCCTTTGGCTCCTCCTACATCTATGAGTTCAGAACGCATTAAAAATGCTCCTGATGCATACAGCAGTGATGATTTAAATAATGCTAATAGTTTTGTTCCTAATTCTACCCTTGATATGGATAATGGTAATGATGACAATAACAATAAAACTAACAACAACACACATGATTTAGACCAAAACTTCATGACCGAGGAGCAGTCCAAACAATATTATCGCAAATTAATGGGAAATTATCCTCCTCCTTCTTCTGCAACACCCATTGCATCTCTTTCTGCTCCTGCACAAATTTCAAATGAAAATGACCCCGTAATTACGAAATTAAACTACTTAATCGGTTTGATGGAAGAACAACAAGCGGAAAAAACGGATAGTGTTGTCGAGGATATTGTATTGTATTCTTTTTTGGGTGTTTTTATTATTTTCATTGTTGATAGTTTTGTTCGTGTGGGAAAATATGTTAGGTAATTAGTTATATTTTTGTTGCATTGCAAAAATATAAAGAATAAAGAAAAAAGAAAAAATAACTAAATGCTTAAACTTAAA